TCAGCGTTACGCTACGGAAATCGCGAAGAACCTAGGGCGGGAGGTCCGTTAACATGACACGTTATCCGTATTGCATTCAGTGTACCGACCAAAGGAGCGGTAAGGTCGGCTGTTTTGCTTACGATCCGGCGGAAGGAAAAACAGCCGGAAATTTCCACGCGATTACACCCGTGTTCGATAACTTGGGTAAATTCTATACATGGGCGAAAAAGAACAGTTTTCCGTACCATCATGGAAGGTCAACCGAAATGTCAGGTAAAGAGGAGGTCCGTTAACATGACACGTCAATACGGCGCCCAGCGTTTCCGTTCCTCCCTCCCTCTGGTACCACACGTCAAAACGCATACCAAACGCCTTAGAAACGGTAAGGTCACCGTTAGTATCACCTCCTGGGGTCCACAAGAGGGTGATTTCGGTTACCAGCATCGTGTCGGTATCGTCCCTGTAGGCACGATCCTCTATTTACAGGATCGAGGGAGCTGGTCCGAGTGGCACGGTCCCACACTGCGTAACCCCTGGATCGTGGAAGCTTGGCTCAACAGAGAGTACTTCCCGTGCGTCCCTGGCCGTCCCAAGGTTACTTACACGACCGGAGGCCACCTGGCTCAAGTCCGGTCCCTGCGCAACGGCCAGCGGATGCGAGTAGCCGACCACATTATCCTACACGCCTACGATGCTGGTTTGACTAGGGAGGTTTAACGTGTCCTGGGAGTCGTACAAAGATAACATTACAAAGGCCACGGTCTACACTCTAGTAGCGAATGGTGTACGCTGGTCCGCTGCTACGCACATAGACGGTCACGGTATTCAAGTGTTCGGCGAACGTGTACGGCCCTATCCTGGAGCGGACAAGGAGAAGCGGTACTTCCCTGTTATCCGCCACGGCCCTTACGGTGAGTCCGAACATAGCACCGAGAAGGGTTTCAAGTCCATCCGAGAGGCGAAGTCGTGGGCCGTCGCAACGGCCAAAGAACTAGGTTTGATTCAAGGGGAGAACTGACATGGAGTTAACGGGTCAGTATGCGACCGGGGTAGACAAAGCAGAGTACTGGGGATTCTTTGAGCAGTGGGCCGCTAATTCTCAGTACGGTTACCCCTTGTCCTGGCATAGAACGGAGCAGGAAGCTCTTGCGGCCGCAGAAGAGTACTACAGAACCAGACCGTACTTACTGGACCAATAAGGAGGATGACATGGAAGCGACGAAGATGTACCCGTACACCTTCACGGTTGAAACGGCCGCTGAGTGGGACGCCTTACAATGGGCGTCCGCGCGCTGGGAGGGCGCCCGCGTCCTTTACGATCTAGGCCACCTTGCCCAGTGGCCCGGCGACTCCGACGACTGGGACGGCGAGAGCTTCCCTGTAACCCTGGGATACGAGCAGTGGGAGGCGTGGCAGGTTCAAACGGCCATCGAAGAGGAGGACGCGGGTTTCATCCCGTGCCTCTGCGACTCCCTAAACGACCGCATCATGACTATGCTGGGGAGGATCGTCTAAATGACCTACCCGACGCACGTTTCAAACGACATGGAGTACATCCCCGGGCACGGTTATTACTGGCTCCGCGGCGGCAAAGTCTATCAAGAGGAGCAGCTTATTGACGGTACGCCCCTCCCCATCGGATACACCGACTACGGTAGAAGGTCCTGGACTATAGAGGCACAGTCTCACAGCGATGGCTTTTGGGTTAGCGACCGGCTGGGAAGCTACCACCGCCACCCGTTCAAGACGCTGCGGGCTGCGGAGGCTTACGCTGCGATCCTACGAGGGGAGGACGGCGGCGCGTAAATAGACTACCCCGCTTCCGTTCCGCCGTCGCTACACGTAAGGCGTTCCCGCCGAGAGAAAGGTTACACACGTCTGGTGCACGTTACGTGCCATTCGATAGGAGGTTAAGATTATGAGCACTATGATTTCCAAAAGTCGGCAATCGCCCCGAGGTGCAACACAGACCGCTCTGTTTTGCCCTTGCGGAACCCAGCTTATCAAGTGGCATAACACCGGGGAGATACCACGCGGGATCTATCCGGCGCAACGTCTTGCTTGCGGTAAGTGCGGCAACGTGGCGAGTCATGGCGCGTGGTCCAGCCGGATGACCCGCCACGCTCGGTATACGAAGGCGTGACTTTACGAAGCAAAGTACTATGTTTCGCCGCGCCCCATTTTTCTCTTGACACGTCGGCAAAACGGGCGCATACTATCCGTAGTCGTTTTTAAGGAGGGAAGCGAGATGACCAAAACCTTTGAACACAACGGTTTCATCATCACAGTTACGCGGGAGCCCGACGAATACGGGGAGCTCGACTGGTTGAAGCAGGACTATGCCGACTGCTCGCCCGAGGAGCAAGCCGAGTACAAAGCCCAGGACGCGGCCCGCCTGGAAGCATACGAACGTGGCGACTGGTACCTGGTTCGCGTCGGGGTCGAAGTCCAAGTTAAGACGGCGACTAACTGGGCCGTGCCTCCCACGGTCGGCCGCGCCTATCTGCACGGTATCGAGTCCGATTCGGAGGAGAGTTACTTCCTCCAGACCGAGGCCGAGCTGTTAGACGAAGCCCTGACCGACGCCCGCCACACTTACGAAGCCCTTTCCATACTATTTGAGCAGGCAAGGAGCGAACTATGCTGACTTATGAGTACGACACGAAACCCGGCGGTCTCCTCATCCTGAAGGCCGACGCGGAGGAGCAGGTCAGAATCCGCGAGCTGGTCGCCGAGAAGGAGGGCGACTGGTCGCCGATGCAGATGGATGATGAGGTACTAGCCCCTCTGCTCTGCAACTCCGAACTTGAGTTCATTAACGCGGAGGACTGCGGCGCCTTGACCGACGCCCCGATACTTGGCCTGCGTAAAGAGTCGGGCGAAGTAGAAGCGGCCTGGGCCTACATGGACTACCAGCTACGCTCCTTTGTAGACGACCTGCTGGAAACGGGCCGGGCGGTGTTCCGGTCCTAAGGAGGGTGTGACATGCACCAGAGACACCGAGAGTATGAACGACAGAACGCAATTATGACGCTCAATATGTGCCGCATTCCTTTGGGCGCCGACTTTCACACGTTGACGGTCGCCCAAGTCGCGGCCCTGGATGACGAAGCCGATAGAGTACGGTACCGCAAGCCCAAGACGGCCAATGGGAGCCGGTGTCGTTACTTCCACGACCTGCTGCAACGTCGGGCGCGGAGGGTGCAAGCATGAGTGCTCAAACGATGGCCGATGTCTTCGCTCCTGTAGAGGCGCGGAATTACGAGATTGTCTGTCAGAACACTTGGGGGCACCTAGCCCCGCGCCGGAACAAAACGTATCGAGGCTCTTTGGTCTTTGCTGTCGGAGCGTTCGGGAATGATCCGCTGAATCCGACGCTTTTAACAATGGACTTCGGCGACCTTGACAGCTCACCGTGGTTGTTCGATGCTATGGAGGAGTTTGCCCGTGCACAAAAGGGCGAGCCCGGCGCGGTCTATCGTTTTGATGGTACGTTTAGAAACTACCAATTTAAAGGAGTGGTTAGGCGACTAACTCTTGTAATGACGGAGGATGTAAGTCATGCCGGCCCAGCCTAACCACGTCCAAACCGTACTTGACCGCATGTGGTCTACCATGGACTTCGCCCTCTCGCTGCGAGACACGGCCCGCGACCCGAAGCGTACCACCGATGTCCGGCGCGTCGTCCAGCTTCTACAAGAGGCCGACGAGCTGGAGATACGCACCTTACGCGCCGTCCTCAGTGACTTTGACGAGCTAGACCGCATTCGATAGATACGAAAGGAGATAAGACCATGACTAAGAAGCACTTTATCGCACTGGCCGACGCTGTAGCCCGTGCCAAACCTTCTGGGCCGATTTGCCCGGACGATCACGAGGACGAATTGATAAACGCTGCTTACTTCCAATGGGAGGCCGACCGTGACATGCTGGCCGACTTCTGCCAAGCGCAAAACCCCGGCTTCGACCGCGCCCGCTGGCTCGGTTACATCGCCGGCGAGAACGGTTTTTCGGGTGGCGCCGTTAAGAAAGGGAGGTAACGACCATGAGAGAGTATGACTACAGCACGATTGACATGGACAGGTTAAGAAAGCTACCTATTGCCAAGCTTGCTCCCACGTACCGGCTGCAAAACGGAGTGCCTGGGAACGGATGTTGCGGCGATCCTCCCGGTTACCCCACCTACTTCACCCGCAGCGTGTACACGTGCTTCGGTAACAACCCGCGCCGAGGAGCCGAAATGGTATTGCTCGGTCACGTCGTACAAGATGCTTCGTGGTTGCCCGGCGAAGATTGGGACAAGCGGCACGCCCGTTTCCTGAAGCTCCTCCATTCCCTCTGGGTCCCGCTGCCCCTGGAGCACGAACGGACCCGCGAGTGGATCAAGCATCAGTACCAGTACCTCGCCCACTGTTATCAGGACGTGGAGCGGCCCGAGTACAACCGGTCCGGTATGCTCGTTTATCCCGTGCCGGACTACAAGCTGAAGCGGCCGACGATTGACCCGCACTGGACCGAGGAGTATAAGGGGGCGGTGCAGGCGGAGGCGGAGGTGTTCAACAGGCAGGAGATAGAGCGGGCGCAGAGAATAGCGACGGTTGACAATCATCTGGCGGTTGTTACGATCCGCCGATTTTACCCCGACTACCTGAAAGGCTGGGAGTACACTCTATCGTGTCAAGCGGACGTTAACTTGATTCACAACCCCCCACAACTACGACAGGCCGACTGGTGGGAGCGGGAAGCGGAGCGCCCCTCCGAGACCGACTGTCCCGGCCACCTCGGTACGAAGCACGGGACACACGACCACTGCGGTTACTGCGGCCGTACCGGGCTCAAGCTTGAGGAGGTCACGACATGACGCAAGACACGAGAGAACTTCTGGCCCGCGCCTTGAGACGGGCCGCCGAGGCTTGGGACAAAGACGCGGATAAATGGGGTGCTCCAAAAGATCCGGAAGAAAGCCGCTTACGTTCTGATGCGGTTTACGCTCGGGGCTTCGCCGAGGCCCTGGAAAACGGGTGCGACCTGTGAGCCGCTGTGAAGACTGGGTCGGCCTGGAAGCTCCCGGCCTGGTCGTACCTTGCGGCGCCTACCGCCTCCACCCCCACTCTGTAATCGGCCTGGCCTGTACGCTTCCCCAGGGACACAAGGGACCGCACCACGCTCACACATTTACCGCCTGCCTCTGCGTCTGGCCCCAGGCGTCGGCCTGTCCGCATTGGGAGGCGGCGGAGAAGGAGCACGTATGCACGAAGTAGAAGCGATCATTCAGAAGTGCCCCGAAGATTGGCGCCGGTTCTGCGACGGCGAAAGCCTCTCCGTCTATACTTCGCAGCTCTACGAGCATCTTTACAACTTCTACCTAGCCGAAGGAGAAATGCCCTTGGGCGTGGCGAAGGCCCGGACGGGCGACCCGGACGAATGGATCGCTACGAAGCTGGAGCGATTTCTCCCTTGACAACGGGGTACGAAAGGCGTATAATCGACCGCAAGGAGGTCAACCATGTGTTGCTGTGCGAAACCAAACGTAAACGGTGAGCCGGGATACTCCTGGGATGGGAAGCAGGTAGGAGTACACCCAGTCAATCCGCCGACCTTACAAGAAGGCGACAGGCTGCTATTCGATGAGCCTGGACGCTGTGGTGGTATGGATAGTCACTGCCACCACTACCGGATCGTCGGTGAGAGAACCTTGCTTGTTAAACACGGCGGGGGCGAAGAACGCATTCGCCTTTCCCTTCCGGGGGGAAAGTTTCCCTTCCGAGGATTCGAGACGATGGACTCGAACATGCGGTACTGGCTGCTCAACGCGATCTATCACGCCTATGTAGATGGACGAAGCGCCGGACATGACGCGACGGCGCGGGAGTACCGCGAGGCTCTTGTGGATGGCCGCCTACGAAAGCGTAAACTGCCAACGCGAGGCGTCAAAGTCTGGATCGAGCCCAGGGAAGCCGTTTTTCACCTCGGAGCTAAGGCGTGAGTCCCCGCTACCCGTGCCAAGTCTGCGGGCGCCCCGTGACCTTCCTTTCCCGCGGTCCACACTCAGCGCGGCGCACCAAGGCCGACGCCCAGCACGATCTGTGCGGCGCCTGCTTCCGGGCCGAGCTGGACCGGCGCCGTCCCCGGCCCTCCCACTTTACTCAGGGAAACCTCATTTACGAGGCCCCTTTTTACGAGGAGATGAATCTAACATGATGACGAATCAAAGCTGCCTGCGCCGGCCCAACGGCGACGGCTTCTACTTCCGTTACTACACGTCGGACGACTTCTTTCATCATGGGACCAAAGGTCTGCCGACGGTCGAAGTCCGCTTGGATTACAACGGCAACCGTTACACTGGCTGTGCCTGGTGCTCACCTCACGACGCCTGGTCGCCCGAGGTCGGCCGCAAGGTCGCCTTAGCCCGCGCCCTCTCGCAGATCCCGCGCCCCGCCCGCCGCCCCTTCTGGTCCATGTACTTCGCTCGTTCTCCTCGCTACGAACGTCAACTGCGGCGTTGCCTGCGACCCTTCGTTCTCGCTGCGTCTCAAGGAGATAAGCCATGTGCCTCTATCGAGTAACAAAGGTCAGAAACCTGCCCGTTCAGGTAACCGCCTGGAAGATCCTCGGTGTTTACGGGAACGATCTCAGAACGCCCGTTCAAAATACGAAGATTAAAAGGGACGAATGGAACGTCGTTCCTACCAAGTTTACACTGGAAGCGGAAAATAATAGCGGTCGTTGTTATACAGGCGGTTTTCATGCTTATGCCCGCCTCGAAGACGCCCGCGTTTCCTGGATGCTAGAAGACTGTCCTGACAGAAAGATCTTCCGTGTCCATCTTCGAGGACTCCTTTGTTTTGGGCGGGGCGACGGCGGCAGTTGTAGCAAGCTTAGCGATCAGTGGGTCGCGTCCAAGATGCGCGTCGTCCGCGAGGAGCCTGGAGGTGCGTCATGTGTCTAGCTCGTGTCGTCACCACGTCCGATCTTCCCGCCTCGGTCGTCGCCTACAAGATTCTGAGAGAGAGGCCCCGCACAATGGAGCTGGGAGATCTGTATACCCCGGTGCGTTACGAGCCGCTTCACCCTGTTAACTGGAACGTAGCTGCGTGCGCTAATCAGTTGAGAGCAGAAGACGATAGTGGGATGTATGAAGCAGGCTTCCACGCCTATCAACGCCTGGAGGACGCCGCACGTTCTAGTTGGTCCGGCTCCGTTTACGAAGTCGAGTTGCGGGGGCTGACTGCCAGCGGTCTCGGAGACGGCACGACACATGGGGAGAAGACGCCGCAGTGGGTGGCCCGGGAAATGCGCGTCCTCCGCCGCCTGCTGCCTGAGGTGCTCCTGTGATCTGGCGGGACATAGCAAAGGCCGTCGCCTCCGCCTGCCTCCTCCTCGTCGCCCTCCTCGTCTGGGCCTGGCGGTCCCGGTGACGCCGGTTCAAGTCTGGAGGATAAAAAAGGGGGACCAGTTGACGGAGAATCAGCGGCGACTTCTACAGATAGAGCGTGTAACCTTTCCGCTCCAAGAACCGTCTCAAAGTAGAAGATGAAGAAGAAGTTCTGGACGGCGAAAGAGCAGGCGGTTTATAGAGCCCAGGGAGATCAAGGCCCCGATCCTGCCGCCGCTCCCTCGTTGCCCCGGGTCTTCCGCGTCTTCTTCTCACAGTTCGAGCCTGTGTACGCCCGCACAGGTAACACCGGCCGCATGTACTCCTTCACGTTGACCTGGGAGATCGCGGTCGGTACGAAGCTCCTCGGCATGTCGTTGACCCGCTGCCAGTTCCAGGTTCTCAAGTCTGGTGTGAAGGGGCCGCTCTACCGCTGGGCGCCGGCCCAGAACGTCAAAGGCTTCGCTCACTTCCACAACAACATACCGTACCCCGATCTGTACACCTACGTCCTCGACGAGTTGATGAAGACGCCCTATGCTGCCCGTCTTGGACGCCCCAAGGAGGAGGACCTTTAAGAAGATGCGGCGAAACTACGTAGACACGGCGATCCTGGTAGGAAGTCTCGGCGGCAAGGTTCTGGTAGAAACTGTTGATGGTTTAGACGGGTGGGAACTGGAGCCCGCGAACGCTCGTCGCCTTGCCAAGAGCCTAGTGAAGTTCGCGGACATCGCCGAGCGCAAGATGCTGCTGGAGGACCTTTCATGATTCTGGAAGCTGTACCACCGGACGAGATCTTGCCGCCCGCTGAAGTAGTCAACGAACAGCCCGCGATGCGTCAAGTCGCCCGGCGCATCGTCGATCTGGTCGAGCAGACGGGCCTCAGTGAGGAGAAGGCCGCCAGTCAGGTCTGCCCTCTTCCGTGGGCCTCGTTGATGAAGCGGGACGACTTCGTAACCGCGATCACGGAGATCCGCTCTCGTTACGGTGCCATCAGCGACGAGGAGCAGAGGGAGTTGATAAAGGCTGGCTGGACGAAGCAGATGGTAGACGGCCTTTTATCCGACGATCCCGTTACGAAGAAGCTGGGACAGGACGCCTCTAAGTTACTCGCCCCTCAAGTCGGCCTCGCTCAACAGCCGAGCGTCCAGGTCGGCGTTCAGATCGGCGGCGATCTAGCGCCTCTGCTCAAAGATGCCGACGTAGCTTCCGTAGTCAGGGAGGACGACGCCGATGTCTAAGGCGAGAATGACGCACGAAGAAACGCAGAAGCTGCGCGACCTCTGGGCCAGCCACGAGTTCAAGCGGGCCTCTCCTGTCAACCGCCTGATCCGCCGCTTCGTCGTCGGCCTTTTAGACGAGATCCTCCTTCGGGACGCCGAGATCGCTGCTATCGAGGAATGGACGGGTCAGTCGCGTCAGCAGATGACTCGGAAGCAGACGATAAATGCTAGTCACTGTACATGCGGTGTCTGCCAAGAGTGTGACTGGGTGCGGAGTCACGCCGTATGATCCTGCGAGATAAGCCCGACGAAGACGACGAGGTACCGGATGACTTGCGCTTCCAGCTCTACCAGTGGGACCCGCGGTTGTCGCGGCCCAAGGTGCCGCACCTCTCGGGAGATGCTATCGCCTCCATCTGCGGGCGTCCCGACACGTCCAGGCGCATCCAGGACCTGATGAACGCAGTCGCCCAGAAGTTGAAGAAGGTAGAAGAGGCAAAGGAGAAGGAGACGAAAGATGGCGAGGTTTAAGGACGTGGAATGGAGCGTGGAAGCTGACAGGAGCAACCGCGTCTCTTGGGATCAAGTTCAAGCTTCTATTCTCATGGACATCCGCGACGAGTTGAAGCAGTTGAACCGGATCTTTTCGTGCCCCAACTTCTTGGCGATGCCCCGGGATCTACGTGCGATTCGTCTGAATACTACGAAGAGAAAGGCGAAGACGTGAAGGTAAACTGGGACCGGGTTAAAGCGGCTATTGAAGAGGAAGGCGTTAAGAGGGCGAAGAAGCCGCTGGCCCGCTTCGACCTGGAGGACGCGGTCGATCTCGTCCGCCTCGCCGCAAACAAGTGGCTCGACGAGGACCTGCGTCTCCTACGAGCCCCCGTCTTCGAGGTTAGCTTCCGTCAAGAAGTCGTCCCGGGCGTCTACGCCAAGGGCGTCCTGGACGTGTTCACCGAGCATCGTCCCGCGGTCGAAACCGAAGCCTACCTGCCCTGCGTCATCGACTGGAAGACTCGTCAAACGGCCGACGTTGACAGCGACTGGGCTCGTGACCTCCGCGACTCGGCTCAGTGGCGCATTTACGCCTGGGCCAGCCGGGCTCCTCACTTTTTCTACCGGGGTCTCTCCCGCCGCTCTCGTAAGTGCCGCGAAGTTCCCATTCAGGTGCCCGAGGACAATGACGCTTGGGTGGAGAACTACCTGCGGGGGATCGCTGCGCAGCACGTCGCTCTTACTTCTGCCGAGTTACCCGTGTGGCCTCAAGTCAAACCGCGGGCATGTAGGGCTTGGGGAAGAGACTGCGAAAGGCGAGATAGTCTACGCAATACTGGTAATTGCGGTCCTCCCGAGGCTTTGCGAGGCAGCAGGGACCTTAGTTATACGGCAATCGAAAGATTTCTGCTTTGTCCTGAGCGTTATCGTTGTCATGCTCTAGCACCGGACGGCGAGTATGAGTCTGACGACTCTCTCTTCGGAAGTGCGTTCCATGCCGGTGCGGCCGAAGCATGGCGTCAGGCTTTTCAGGAGGAGAACTGAGATGGAACACGATCTTATACTACGTCCAGATGGGAAAGCGTACTTCTGTAGGTCGTGTCTGCGCTTGTGGTTGAGCATGCCTCCCGACCCTGAAGCCGTGTGCCCCAGTACGCCACCGCAGAGCCGGCCCGAGGACTTTAACCGGAACCTTCAGGAGTTGGCGAAGTGCGCCGGAGCTGAAAGCGAGGGTTTGTGAGAAGTACCACCGGCGCTCACACCTCTTTCGTACCCATACTCGGGGTCGCTACGCTGTACCGCTTCTCGAACCGGCGCTGGCTCGTTCAGTGGTGGTTCCAGATCGGAGCCGATCAGAAGCCGCCGCCGATTCGTGCCGAAGAGATCATCGCCCTTCTGGAAGAGGTCGTCGCCGAGAATCGGGAGCCGTTGACGAAATGAGGACGCGCCCGGATTTTCGCCGTCCCGTTCCTGTTGAGGCCCGTCATCAATGCGGCCCGTTTAAGGGCGTAGCTTACCGTCCCGGCCTAGGCACCGTGCGCTGCCAAGGCTGTCGCCGTGTCAACCTTTACGAAGGCGGGCAGAGAGATTGGGACGACCTGCTCGCCGGGATGAAGTCTATGAGACGAGGGGAACGTGGGGCGCTTCTCTAGGTTACGTCAGGCTCGCGAAGCCGCCGGGCGCCGGGAGAACGAAGATGACCTGGCTAAGGAGCTGAACATCATCTTGCGGACTACACACTATGAGGACCATGACCACTTCCGCCGGGCCGTATCTCGTTGCGTGCAGCGTGTGCCCGTTTGCTATCTCCCTACTCTTCTCGGCGGTGAGCCTCGGCGTATCTCTACTCGTTTGGGTATCGAGATACCTTCCGACGCTGAGTCGCCCCGGCCCCGGCGAAAGAGGCGCGTCACTGAAGCCCGCCTGCTCCAGTTGCAGAGAGCACGGGAGAGGAGACACGCCCGATGACGGTGGCTGAACCGCCCGAAGTCCTCCTCGGCGCCCTTCTCTGCTTCGTCCTGGCCGGCTTCCTGCTTTACCTAGCCTTCAGCGACGGGGACGGTACGAGGTTCAGATTCTAATGACGTGGCCTTCTACGACGATCTTAGATGACCGCCGGGCGTCGGGTGACCACGGGGCGTCACGTCGCCTCCGCGGCTGGTACAGCCGTCGTCCGGGGCCAACGTCCTCATCTCGTTCAAAAAGCTGGGTCCACAGGCCGTGTTCCCGTCTCAACTGCCACAGTTTCAGTTCCGTCAGTGTCAAGATGCCTTCCTCCTGCCCCGTCTACATGCACGCCGCTTGTCATACGGGCTGCGTACAAACGGCAAAAATAACCCTTGACATACGATGCGGATCTGTGCGAAGATAACTGGTATGGACGGCGACGTAGAGATCAAGTTCCAAACAGGGAGGCCGGAAGGAAATGAGCTACGAGTGCGTGACGTGCGGTTCACTCTGCACCCTGAGTCGGAGAGACCTTCAGAACCGTCGGTCCAAGTAAGCCGAGTGCCCGACACGATGTGGTGGGATCAGAATTGCGTGACATGCCAAGAGATCTGGAGCGCGGGAGGCTTTGGTCCATCCCACGTTGGTTCTAAAGTACTGCGAGAGCGGTTCCTTAGCTTCGGGAGGCCAGAATGCCCACTGCACCTGTGACACATGCTTTTAACTGCGCGGACGTTTTTACAGCGGTTGTCGGCGGTTCGTTTATCGTGGCGTTCGTGGTATTCGCTGTAATCGTGGCGGTGAAATTATGCAAGAAGTGAAGTGCGCGGGTAACCTGCCGGACGGCTGCGTCGACCCGTCGGACCTGGATTACTACGAGCGTGTGAACGGCCCCGACGAGGACCCGCAGGACGAGGACGACGAGTCCGATCTGCCGCCCGAGTGTGAGCTGGACGAGGACTACGAGGCGTGGCTGGACGAGGTTTACAAGCAGGACGACCGGTTTTATCAGGACGCCTGCCGCGTTGCTTCTTAAGGAGACGAGATGCACATTAAGGTGTGGGCCGAGCGATGATGAAACTTGGTAGCGTCGGCGAGACACGGTTTGAGGCCGACAAACGTAGAGCTAATACAATCGGACTTTACGTGCCGCTTTTCATTTCCCTGCTTACGGGATTGGTTGGCTTTGTCTCGTGGTGGATAAGTCTTAGGGAGACAAGATGATGAAACTTGACTTGACGAAGCCGGTTCGTCTGAAGAATGGTAACGAGGTCAGGATTTACTGCATGGACGGCGGCGGCAACTATCCTGTTCACGGCGCCTACAGGAGTAGCGTTGACAGTAACATCTGGATCGTGGCGGCGTGGGACATGAAAGGGTTCGCTAACATCTGGATAGGTACCACAGAGAACATGGCTAACTTGGTCAACGTCCCCGAGCCCTTCACTCGCAGCGGCTGGGTGAACATCTATCCTTATGCCTCGGGGCGTCTTTGTAATCATCCTGGCGTCGGCGCAACGGTGTATGAATCGAAGTCAGACGCCGATAAGAATGCACTGAACGACCGAATCGCCGTCGTCCCCTTCACGATTACAGGTAACGTAGGAGACGGCCTGTGAAGGTCGCCCGCGTCCTGCGCATCATCGAGTACGTCGGCCCCGAAGCGTGGGTAGAGCAGAACTGCATCGCCCAGCGCAAGATCAAGGGCCGTAAGGTTTTCCCGAACGGCGGCTACATCACCGAGGGTATCCTGGGCAACACCGCGGAGCTCCTAGAGTGTTCCGCGCTTCAAGAAGCCGCCGAAGCCCTCGTGAACCAGAAGCTCTGCCCGGACTGCGGCGGTGGTCAGAAGTTCGACTCGACACTGTGCCGTACCTGCGGGGGCCGCGCTTACGTCTCGGCCATCGTGGACTTCGACGAGACCGCCGAGGAGTTGCGCCGTGAGGCTGATAAGGCTACCACGCCGCCTCGTGAAGATCATCGCCTGGGAGCTGAGGAGAGAGAAGACCCAGACGACCTTTGCGCCTGCGGTCACTACAGATCTCAGCATCGTCAGCTTGAGTATCAATGCGGCGGCGTCGGCCCCGACTGGCAGTGCCCCGCAGCCTGCCCCCACTTCGTAGCAAGTTAAGGAGCGTTCATGAATACACGTTATCTGTACATCGTAGCGGCCGTCCTCCTGTTGACAGCCGCTACCCCGCAGCACCCGAATCACTCGGTTCGCCTCGACCGCCTCCAGGTCTCTGCCGCCGACAATGACAAGTACCTTCAGATCGTCGCCGGCAAGGTGCAGCCGTCCTCCGGCGTTCCCCTGCCCGTCTTCGTCGATGCCGCGCTCAATGTGACGACAGGTGTCCTGCCGATTCTGCGCGACGGTACGACGGGGGTACTCACCTTACCGTCTGCGCCTAATCCGCCGCAGTCCCTGCACCTCTATGTAAATGGACTTCGTCAAGTCCTGGGTCGGGACATCATCCTGAACGGCACTATCGCAACACCGGGGCCGGACCAGACTTTACCGGACGGCCGCGTGTACACACCGAAGGGAGCGATCTTGGATGCTGACGAGATCGTCGCCGATTATCGACGCTAGGAGGAGACCGTCATGGAACTGGTAATTAACAGGTGCTATGGAGGCTTTTCCTTATCGCCTCTTGCTGTTCAGGAATTGGCGAAGAGAAAGGGTAAGAAGTGTTTCTTCTTTACGTATGACTGCGACAAGGGCTACGTGCCTACGACGCTGGAGAAGTTGTTAAGTAAGCGTACTCTGTTCTTCTGCGCCTTTTCTCGCGCTGACGCTCCGACACTACTTAACCGCAGCAAGGACTGGGGCGAGATGACGACGGAAGAACGACAGGCAGAGAATGCTTTGCACGATGAACTAGATCTGCCATCTCGTCCGCCAAATCGTTCCGATCCTGATCTGATCGCCGTTGTTCGGGAACTTGGTGAGGCAGCTAACGGAGGCTGTGCCGAGTTGGCAATAGTGTCCGTTCCAGATGGCGTAGAGTGGGAAATCGACGAGTACGACGGCGTGGAGCACGTCGCCGAAACGCACAGAACTTGGAGATAAAAAAGGAGAACCTTGAAACATGGCCGAAGCCGACCGAAGCAAAACGATGATGCTGACGACGGGGAAGGGTAAGGGTGGCCCGACTAAAGCGGGTAAGCTGCCGGGCCACCGGGCCTCGGAACGAAAGGAGCCGCGCCCGTTCAAAGGCATGTGGTACGGCGAAAGTGGAATGGGCAAGACGTACATCGTCGTCCAGCTTTTACTGGTGGGCTTTAAGGTCCTCTACTTCTCGACGGAGATGGGTGGTGACGGTTTAAGGACGGTCGAGTCGGCCCTGAAGAAGCTGGGGCGTGAAGACCTCCTCGCCAACCTCTACGAGGCCCCGGCCTTCGCCGACTATGAGGAGGTCAGCGACTTCCTTCAGGACCCGGCGTCTCGCTGTCCCGGTTTGTGGACCGACTTCCAACCGGACTTCATCTTCTGGGACGGCTTCACCGAGTTCCAGCTTCTCTACCTGGAGCGTTACATCGCCGACGAGCTCCAGCCTGATAACCCGCGGGCCGATAGAGAAGCCGGTCTCATGTCTGTGGAGAAGGACTGGAACATGGTGATGAACGGTACGCTTCGAGGTAGCCACGATTTCTTCCAGATCCGGGATCCGCAGACGGGCCGGGAGCCGCACAAGATCGTGACGTGTAAGCAGGCCGAGAAGGAGAGAGATGCCGTGCCGGGTGTCGAAGGTAAGCCGGCGCCGATGAAGGCGAAGAAGACCTTCATCCTTCAGGGGGCGGCGAAGAAGATCTTCGAGGGCGCCTTCGACTTCATCTTCCTCGCTGCCAAGAAGGACTCGCTCAAGCCGGGCGAGCCGCCCTCCTTTGTCTGGCGTGTGCAGGCGTCGGAGAAGCAGACGGCGAAGGTCCGCGGCTGTGAGTTTACCGAGAAGGAGATCCCGGCCGACTTCTCCTCTCTATGGTCACGCCTCGGCCTGCCGCTTCCCGAAGACAAGGAGAAGACGACGTGAAGATCATCCGCGACGAAGTCAACGAACCGTGTGAACAGTGGGACGTTCTGGAGAAGGAACCGGAGACCTGCGGTGCTTTGTGCGAAGATCCTGAGATGCCGGTCTTTTTGTGGTACTCATGCACACGTGAAGACAAGCACCCACCATCGCATCATGCTCATACATTGCGTGGTTGCGTCGCCGTCTGGGACGACGAGGTCAAGGAGACGACGTGACGTTTAAGGGAGAAGTCTATCTGACGCACGACGAGTTGAAGGACGCGGTTGAAGTGGAGAAGATCGTGGAGAGCGTCCTCCGTCAGCTCTACACGCCGTCTTACCTGCACGTCTCCGTCGCCCCGTGGGAAGGTGATCTGCCGAGCCCGTCTCAGGACGATCTCTCCGCGGCTCTATCCACGCTAGAAAAGGGCGTCGTCACAAGTCCCGTCGCCGAAGGTACCTTGGGAGAGCCGAAGCAGGGGCCTCCGGTGCCGGGCGCCCTGACATTCACCGAGTACTACGCCGCCTTCGCCGACATGACGTTCCGCGCCTTGCAGGGTCTCTTCCAGGACCCGAAGAACTGGATGCATACGTGGCGGGGCGGCTGGACGCAGATCGACGGCTCCTTTCGTTCGCAGAACATGCGGGTCCCCGAGACGTTCGGTCTCGTACTCGTCCTCGGCGACAAGGCCCTGATCGAGGTTCAGCGGCGTCTCGGCGACCCTTCTGCTCTGGAGGTCATCCAGTGATAGCAAGTCAAAGACAGTTGTTTCTAAATTTACTAGCATCGTATGAAGGGGATGTGTCGGGCGACCCGGTAGAGATCAGTCGGCAGACTAGCGGAGACGTAAGCAAGGCTGCTACGAAAAGCGAGCTGTCGGAGCCGGGTCGTCCAGCAGATCCCCCTGAGACGAATGAACACTAACCGAAAAGGAGATGCATGAGATACACACTTTTGACGCTACTCTTGACCGCGTGCTCTTGGGCCGCGTCTACGACCGCCGATTACGTTTCTGTCGTAAGCGGTCAAATCGTTAACATCAGTTCCAGTACGATTCAGTCCGTGCAGATCAGCGAGTACACACCGACGGGACGGCGTATGACGGGCGTACGAGGCCCTCTGAACTGGCTCCCCGGCGCGGTACTGCCTCAAGTCTTCGCGCAGAACGCGGTGATTGACAGTCTTGTCCTCGACGATGGCACTGTGATCGGTGATGAGCAGTCGGTGATGGTACGCCGCATCCGCGGCATGGCTTCTGCGCGGCTCGCCTTGGAGAGTCTCGACGGCGCCGCCCTTCAGAAACAGGCCGCTAAGGAGGAGAGCATCGCCGGCATGGATACTGACTGGAGCGACCTCTTTCTTACCCGCCTAGCTAAGGAGAAGCTGGCAGCCGCCCCGACGATAGACGCAGCGTCTTCGCCTGAAGTCAACGCTCCGCCCATACCCGTAATGGTGGAGACTCTCTCGTGTCGGCCCGCAACGGTGCAGATGGGCAACTACTCATCTTGCACCTTTACGCTCAACCAAGTGTTACGAAAGACGACGAGCTTCGTAACTGGTAGTGACTCACCTTACGCCCGGCCCGTGGTTAACACGGTGAGCGTACCCGCCGGAATAAACGCCGGATCGTTCTCCGTTTTGACGTACACGTTGCAGGATGGCGTCGATCAGGTATTGGCAACCATCAGCCTCTTCGGCCCTAACAACGGGGTGCAGACAACCATCCTGGTCAAAAGAGACAATTCTGGGGTGATAACGAGCGTCCATCTACACGGTACTACTGGTCAGTGTCCCGACTACTTCAATCTTCCGCCGTATGAAGGCTTGGGATGCACCGCCACGAAGACCGATCCAGCTCCTGAAGGGTACACTCAGATGGTCTACGCTTCTATGGCCGGGTTCTGCTCGCCGGGCAGCGCAGTTACTCAGGTCTCGGTATACCCTGAGTCGTGGCATACCTGTTCGACTCCGGTCTTCATTCAGATCAGGGTTGGCCTCCTGGCGGAGTTCCGAGGCGTTTGGTCCGAGGCATCGGCATCGGCTGTGAACCCGCCCATCGACGGTAGAACCTCGGCCTTTGCGGACTGCTTAGGTAATACTTACGCGGAGCCGTCTTTTGATTACGTCTGCGGCTCCTACAACCCGTAACCTTTGCGCAGAGAGAAACGTCTTAACTTGTAGACAGGTAGCCTGATGCTACTTTAACCGTCAACCAAAACTAACCAAAACGCAAGAAGGAGATTATGCCTCTACCCAGAACAGAAGTGAAGAAGAAGCCGACGCTAGCGTGCCTCGGCTACGTCAAGGATGTCGGCGCCCCCAAGGTCAACGAGACGACCGGGACGATCTCAGTGCCAATCGAGATCGAAGCCTTAGAGCAGGGCCAGGGCCGCAAGTACTACTTCTCTTACAAGCAAGAGATGCTCGAACCGGGCTTCTCTCCCGCCGATGCGGACCCAGGAACGGAGTTCCTCTACCGGAAGAACCTCGCCGTCGAGGATGAGGACAGCTTCGACGAGGGCGATGTTTCCGCGTTGAAAGCGATGACCGGCGACGCTTACGAAGAGGTCACCGAGGAGCTCATCAAGGTGAACGGTCGCGGCGCCGAGGGCGTCGCCGAGGTCCTCCGCGAGCGGCTCCTGGCCCTGGCCGAGGACGGCTTGAAGTTCGGCTACGTCCTTCGACAGCAGTACGACAAGACGGGCGAGACCGACGACGCCGGCAAGGCGATCAAGAAGGCGACCAAGTGGTACGAGGTCGGTACGTTCGCTATCCCGACCGACGCGGTCCTGGCGCGGTGGGAGAAGCGGGCGAAGAAGGCCAAGGCCGACAAGCCCTTCATTCTCACCTTTGAGACGTAGGTTAGCCGTGGTGCCCCGTACTGTCGGGCGGGGTTAAATGGGGTCCCTGGAGCGGGCGCAAGTCCGAATCCTCCAAGCAGTAGGCGTCGGATTAGACACCCGGCGAAACCCAGCCACTTAACGGAACGGGCTGAGTGCAGCGAGCGGCGAGAGCTGATGGGTGAATCGTGGTCGCTCTACGACCCCCGCGTCTGTACCATCCGAGAGGATCTAGCCCGATCATTTCTAACTTAACCAGTCAACCACGCATCTTTGCCACGAGAAGTTTAGTCGGGCTGAACTAAACGGGTGCTCAGTTAGGTCCTTCAGCGAAGGGCAAACCTGAGCATCAGCCCTCTACCTTAACTATGCATATCATCGAAGCCTTACGGTCGTACCAGTCGAGGGTTGAAGCGAGACTCAGCGAGAAGACCTCCTGGGGCCGCGTCGAGTTGAAAGCCATCCTTGACGAGGAGTACCGCGCCATCCTGGAGAAAATCGTCGTGGACAGCATGGAGGCGTACCGAGCCGAGAGGGCCACTTCCGGTCTGGAGGACAGATGAAGCAGACGAAAGTTCTATGCGACATATGCGGCCGGGAGAAGGCGACGACTATCTGGTTCACCATCGACCGCCAGATGGACGCCGCAGGTAGCATGGACGACGTTTGCGAGTCCCTGGACCTGTGCGGCGAACATATGTTCGAGTGTTACTCGATTCTGCTCCTACGTGAAGAGGACCCGGCGAAGAGAAGGGGCGCGGCCCGCCACGTTTACATGACGTTGCGTGCCCGTACCAAGAACTCCCCGCTACGTTTGGAAGATCTGTCGTGAGCGTCCGTCGCAAACCTGCTCTGTGCAACCTCTGCCCGTACGCGAAGATCGGGGGCGGCTTCGTCCCCGACTGGTGGCCGCCGTCCGAACCTCGCCTCGCCGTCTTCCTGGAGGCACCAGGCGGCGACGAAGTCCTTCTCTGTGAACCTATGGTCGGTCGCGCTGGCCGCTTCTGGGAACGTGCCCTTCTACGCCCCCTCGGTCTCTGCCGCGACGAGGTCATCATCGCCAACTGCTTACGCTGCCGGCCGTGGGGACCGCCGAAGCTGCCGAATCAGTTCCCGTCTGGACCGCTCGCCAAGAAGGTCATGCAGATCTGTCGGCAGTACGACTTCTTTCACGGGCAAGCCGGCTCCCTCGTCCCGCGGGGCCTCGCCGACTGGGACCCGAATCTCTTCGTCATCACGTATCACCCGGCCGCGATCCTGCGTGAACGGGCCTTCTACCGGCTCGCCCTGGCCGACTTCGAGAAGGCCGGTAGGTACATGGAGAAGGGCTGGCGCGTCTGCGTCCTCTGCGGCGACAAGGCGGCGTCACTCGTCTGGCCTTTGGTTAATAAAGGCGGGGTTGAGGCTTGGCGCGGTCACGTTTTCACCGCCTCGTTGAAGTCGCCGCGTGCATCTCAATTACCGAGAGGTTTACGATGAAGGTTACTCTGTGGTTATTCTGGCTCCTTATTAGAAATAGGGTCGTGGGCAACGTGTCGTCGGCGGGGTACAGCCATCGGGACGAGCAGTACGCCTTGGCCGATAAGATCGTCAGGGAGGTACTGCGCGATTTGGATGAGGAGTTTGTGAAGTGACAAGGAGACTGCAATGAGATACATTTTAGCTCTGGACTTTGAACCGCTCGATCATGAACGTCGCAGTTTAGATCATGAGAATTGCAAACAGATGCTTCGTATCTTGGAGAGTCTCCTGACGCTTTGGGGCGTCCCTTACTATCTGAGCCCGCCTTTGCGGGAGGACCTCGCCGAAATCGAAGCCGTCGTGGAGCAGAAGTGAACGAAGCTCTACATCTCGCCGCTTGGGGTCTCCTCCTCGTCGCCTTGGGCCACGTCATCGGTTCACGGCGTCAGGGCTGACGAACATGGCGACTAAGTTCACGAAAATCGCCCTTCCCGAGTTGAACCTGCCGGTTCAAATGAGCCTGCTCGCCGGGCAGACGCCTCGGGCGGCCCGCGACCTTTACACGCCGTTTCCACACGTCTACCGGAATCTGGAAGCTCTACCCAAAGTCATCCAGGACTGCGTGTCCAAGTCGCCTGGCCTCGTCGGTATGGACATGGAGTACGATACGTCGAGGGGTAACAAGCCGTCGATCCTCGGCCTCTCCGGGTTGAACTACGCGATCTCGGTACCCTGGTCGGAAGAGTGCGTCGGCGCGTTACGTACCTGCATCGACCGGGGCCTGAAGCTCGTCGCTTATTCTACGATGTCGGCGGATAAGCCCTGCGTGGACCCCTACGTGAAGACGCGACGAGAAGACTGGCTCGACGCGATGCTCAGTCACTACCTCGCTCATCAGGACCTGTGTAAGCGGCCTAGTAAAGAGGAGGATGATGACCCGGGTGCCCTCGGCTTCATGAACCTGTGGACCGCCTACTCGCTCGTCGGGGACGCGCCGAACTGGAAGCGCTGCCGGGGCATCGATTGTCACGGTCCCTGCCCGTCTCACTCCGTCTTCGACTACAACGCCGCCGACTCCTGGGCCGGCCTCGTCATCGAGATAGAGAACGGTAAGGCGCTCGACGCCATGGGTGTCCCCGCTTCTCTACGCGCCGAGATGCTGGAGCTGAGCGACCTCTGCGCGTCGATGGAGCGGCGTGGGATCGGCGTAGACAGAAGCGTCGTCACCTCCTTAGACGCGGAATTGAAGTCTCGGCAAGCGGCCCTGTTCAAGTCGAACGAGCCGTTCAACCCGAAGTCTCCCAAGATGGTCGTCGCGTGGTTCAAGGAGCAGGCCCGCCTTCTCAAGCTGCCTGAGCTAGCCGTTGAGAAGAACGACAAGGAGAGCGTTCAGGAGGCGGTGCTCGCCTTGGGTAAACGCTACCTGATCGACGGCGAGAAGCCTGCCGAGATCGTCGAGGGCTTACGAGACGTGGCTGATCTACCCGCGCCTGGCCTCGCCCTCTGTGATCTGTACGACTTCAAGGCGGGTGGAAAGGGTCTCAAAGCTTGGTTCGACGAGCGGTACTTCGGCCGCGATGGCCGTCTTCATCCTCGGTTCATCACTACTGGTGCTTCCACCGGCCGCCTCTCCTCGTCCCGTCCGAACTGGCACAACGTCGTCAAGGCCGGTTGGGGCCTGAAGATGCGCTCCGCTCTCGTCGCCGCCCCCGGCTACCAGATCCTGCGGGCCGACTGGAAGCAGCTTGAGTTACGTATGTGTCTCTACCTCTCCGGGTACGATCCCAAGGACATTCAGGGGGACGCCTTCACGTGGCTCGTCGAGCACAGCAGCGGCCAGTTCTCCCGCGCTTCTAAGTTGACGGGGAAGAAGGAACGGGACTTGGCGAAGATCACGTCGCACGGCACGGACTATCTCATGGGCTTCAAGGTCTTCACGTACGACGAGATGGACTCGCTCTCAACGAAGCGGGCCGAGGCAGCGGGCGCCCTGCGTCTCTACCGGGACTGGGAGTACGGCGGTGGCGTCGTCGGGTTCACCGGCGTTCATCTCGCGGAGATGCTGTTCGGTGACAAGAGCTTCGAGTCCCGCCGTAAAGCCCTGGAGATTCAGGAGGACGTGTACATCGGCGCCTTCTCCTCCATTCGTAGATGGCAACGGCAGGTCCTGGCCGAGATCGAAGCCCGTGGCTACGTCAAGTACCCGACCGGCCGTTTCCTGCGTCTCTCCGGGTCCTCTTGGGACGAGGAGTCCCGGCCCCGGGCGATGGAAGAGGACGCGAAGATAGGCGTCGCTGCTCTGGGCCAAGGCGTCTCCGCCGATCACGTTCAGGCGGTGATGCTCCGTTTTCGGCGTGAGCACGGCGACCTAGGAGTACCGACGCTCCAGGTTCACGACGAGCTTCTCTACGAGGTCCCGCTTGAGTGGGGCCGCGAGAAGTGTGCCGAGTTCATCCGGCCGATGACGGAGGAGACGTGGCGCCTACCCGGCTTCTCGGCGCCGGTTGACGCCGGCCTCGGCGCGTCGTGGCTCGAAGCGATGCAGGCCGCCGACGACCCGAAAAGGAGACTGCAAGTATGAAGGAAGGAACTCTTGTGCGAGCCGTCACAGACGGCGCAGAGTACGTAGGGTACTTCATTTCCGGCCAAGAATACGATTTCGTACTGTCACGGAGATGGCCGTCTCGTGGACCGGATGACCGTTTTGGGCTTTTGACCGAGTGCTTCCGGCTCGAAGCGATGCAGGCCGCCGACGATTCTGCGAGGAGGTTACAAGTATGAAGTTCGCTGTCGAAGAAGCCTTTCGCACGATGTACGGTCTCGTTACAGATCGCGTAACATCTCTGGCGTTGCGAGAATGTTGTCGTTATGCCCTGGGAGACCCGAGGTTCGCTAAGGGCTACGGCTCCTCGGTGGACACGTCTCATAAGCACCACGCCTATTCAGGCGGCCTCGTCGTTCACACCGCCGAGGTTGTTACCGCCGCGGTAAGCATGGGAGAGACAGTTGGCGCGGATCTGGACGTGCTCATCACAGCCGCGATCTGGCATGACTTCGCCAAGATCCACGATTACGATGAGCACGGAAACGGCACGAAGTACCGGGATCTTATCCGGCACGTCTCTGGTAGTTTCGCTGAGTTTACATGGTACTGGGATGTGATAGAGCATCCAAAGTACGAGGAGATCAGCCACTGTATCCTGGCTCATCACGGCCGCAAGGAATGGGGCTCGCCTGTTGAGCCGCAGACGAAGGAAGCCGCCTGCCTGCATTACGCCGACATGCTTTCTATGCAGTTCGGAGCAGGTCGTTAACGTGTGGGTCCGACGCATCCTCCTCGCCTGTATCTTCTGGTACTTCGCCTTCCTCATCTGCTATGAGTTGGGCCGTTAAGGGGTGCTCGCCCTTCTCGATACCGCCGTCCTCGTCGTCGTCTTTGTCCTCGTCGTCTTCTCCCTCTACGTTCTGAGAAAATGGTAGTCGCCCCGGGTAACCCTGTAACCTTCTTCTTACCAGGAGCGTCTTATCTATAGAAGCCGAAGATAAGATGCTTACCCACACGAAACCAACCCACCGGACCCAAGAAGAGATACTCGTTTCAAACGAGTCCTCTCTTGCCTGAGCCGAAGGTACCCCGTAAGAAGATAGTTTACGCGGCTCTGGAACCGCCCGACGACGCCGACCCGCGCCGGACGCCGCGTGCTATTGGCATGGCGATTAACAACGCGGTCATAGAGGCGCGTGCCCCCGAGACCCTCGGCGGTCCTATTCAACCGGCCCGGCTGAGAAGCCTGCGTGAGTACACCTTGGCCTTTGTCGAGCCGGCCTTCAACCACATGGAGGAGGGCGTCTTCGACATGCGTCCCGAGGAGCTCGTCTTTATCTTCTGTGCCGCCGCCGCCTTCGTCCAGGCCAAGGTGATCGCCGCGCACGAGAAGGACGACAAGTTGGCGTCCAAGCTCTTGCAGAACTCCGTGGCCCTGGCCGACTTCTTCCGGCCGGAGAAAGCCTCCTAGTCTATGCCCCTCTCCAAAGTAACTCTGGAATCCATCCGGCGCTGCCACGATTTGGCGTCTGAACGTATCTTGGTGAACACGAAAGCGTGGCCGGACACGTGGCGCGGCTCTGAGATCTGCTTCGTAGAGTGTGCTTGGCGCGATGTGGACGAGCTTCTGCGGGAAGTCGAGAGACTTCAACGAGAGGTATCGTCGTGATCTCACCAGTTACGCTTCAGTGCATCCGACGGCAACTGGAAGGGACTTCCCGGGAGAAGTTGTGTCACTTCGCAAGTACCCTCTATGACCCGGAAGCAATGGACAGGAAGACGCCGGAAGCGCGGTTCATCGAGGACGCCTGGGATCACATGGCCGATTTACTCAGAGAAGTCGAGAGGCTACGAGACGTGGAGTTCCGAATGAGAGGACTGGAAAAGTGACGACATTACTGACCGCAGCGATCATCCTTCTACAAGCTGTCGAGCCGCACCGCGTCCTGACCGAGGCGAAGTACGCGCCGCGGCAGAGGAACGTGATTTGGAAGATCAACCTGTATCAGGGCGAAGGGAGTGAGTACGTTCCTGTGCCCGGCGCTGTGGCGCAGAACTACCGCCTGGACTTTGCGAAGGCCGCTGTGTCCCGGGAGAAGCGAGTGAAGACGCTACCCCGCGACCGAAGCGACATGGCCGAGATCGTCATGGAGAGAGTCCTCATCCCTTACGTTTCCCTCGCCCGGGACGAGTGCTCGGTGAAAGACGAGCTTCCGTGGCGTTCCTTCTCGGTGGATACGTTTCAGGGAGTAGCCTCCTTCGAGTTTGCTGGTCTGCCCTTTCTGCCGACGATGGATCATCGAGGCGTCATCCACTGTGAGTCGCACGAAGTAGCTTTGCATCAGGAAGAGAATCAGAAGCTGGGCGAAACGATACGTTCCATCCTACGCCTGCTGAACGAACTGACCGCTTGGTTCGACGACTTGGGCGTCATCAACGGCGAGGTCGTCGCAGGAGGATCTCGGTGAATGTCTTCGCCGCGCGCGACAGGGAGAGACGTGAGAGACTGTGGGACGCCTCTTTCGTAACGTGTACCAAGCATCCTGAGCGTCGCTGTCAGAGAAGCTACTACGTAAGGAGAGGATGCCGCCGCTGTAACAGTTGTAAGAACGGAGCGAGGTGGAAAACGGAAGCTTATAGGATCTATCATCGCTGGTACTTGAGGAGCTACCGCCGTTACCGCGCCATACAGGAGAGGAAGATCTGATGACGGTCACACCCACGCAGGATTACCTGAACCGCCTGGAGAAGCAGGCGCCGAAAGATGTAGTCGCCCTGACCTACTCCATGCAGTATGGAGACGAGTCCAAGTATGTCTCGGCCGCTTTCTCGCCCCGCAAGTACCCCGACGGCCTGGAGATCCTGCACATTACCGACGTGCAGTTCGGTCATAAGTGCTGCAAGGTCGATAGGTTCATCGAGTATCGCGACTGGGTCCTCTCGGAGCCGAACCGCTTCGTCTTCTTTGGCGGCGACATGGTCGATAGTGCGACGGTCCTTTCCGTAGCATCTCCCTACGAGAACACGGAGGAGCCGCAGGGGCAGGTCTACCGCTTCGTTGAACTCGCCATGCCGATGCGCCACCGCATCCTCGGCTACGTCGGCGGCAATCATGAGCGGCGATCGGTGAAGACCTTCGGCGACTTGGGCCATCTGATCGCCACCCTTCTACGAGTCCCTTACTCGTCAGGCAAGCAGTTCGTGGACATTCATTACGGGAAGCACGCCCCCTTCAAGTCGAGTCTTTGGCACGGCGGGTCAGGTAGTCGTACCAAAGGCGCAAAAGCCCAGATGCTTCACCGCTTCATGACCCAAGGCGACAGTCAAGTTTACTGGGTCGGACATCTGCACGACTGGATGATGATTGGCGACGTGCGCGAGCGTCGCGGCAACGGCGGCATCAAACTGGAAAAGTTCGCCGGTGTCATGTCCTCGTCGTTCCTAGAGCATTACGGTACCTACGCCGAGGTGGCCGGCCTTTCCGCCGGGGACATCAACATGTGGTGCCTAGAGTTGAAGCCCGATGGTAAATGGCTCCTGAGGATTCGCTAATGACAAGAATCGTCTTGCCAATAATTGTTGGTTTGTTGTTAGGTCTTGTATTTCTGCGAATAGTAAAGAGATGAGCTACGATACAAGTTCTTTGACTCCTGTCGTTCGGCCCGTGCTTGATAAGATAAAGCCGAACTTCATCTGCGCCAAGTGCAAGGAGGGCTTCCACAACTTGGGTAGCCTGGCGATTCACGAGGAGACGATTCACGAGGTTCCGTTCACCAAGACGATGCGCGGCTCACTTACCGAAACGGTCGGCCCTCCTTATCCATCTTCAGGCGGACGTATCGACAACGACGTTCAGGACGGCCCTTATCCTGCTCTTGACGCGCCGAGACAAAAGGTCGTGTACATCTCGGGTCCCTACCGAGCGGCGACGGAGAACGGTGTTTACGAGAACATTCAAAGGGCGCGTGTCGCCGCCATGAAGTACTGGAAGCTGGGGTACGCCGTCATCTGTCCGCACCTGAACACGGCCTTCATGGGCGAGCTCGGCGGTTCTCCCGAGGACGACCAGGAGATACTTATCAATGGGGACCTGGAGTTCGTACGGCGCAGTGACATCATCGTCATGCTGCCTCGCTGGGCCGACTCAGACGGCGCCCGCCAGGAGTTGATGGAAGCTCGCCGTCGTGGTAAGGAGGTCGTGTGGGAGAGTCTATGAGCCCGGTTCAAGAAGCGGTGATGACGGAGGAGAGAGGGCAGAAGCCCTGCACGGTAAGCATCGTACTGTATTGGGATGGAGAGGCGGGAAGTGAAGCTGATGCCCGCCACCTCTGCCGGCGCGAAGGCGAGATGGTGGACTGGAACGTGACGTGGAAGGACGAGGAGGACGGATGATGAATTTTCTTCGTAACTTAGCATGGCGGTTTCTCCTCACAAAGGAGGAGGCTGCTAACTTCAATGCCGAAGTGGATGCTTTGTGGGCTCGCGTCATCTCCTTGGAGAAGGCTGAGAAACGGCACCTGGAGTACATCGAGTATCTACAAACGTCGATGCGGATACGAGAGGGCGAGGCCAACGAGTTCCGGGACCGCCTGTTCAAGCTGGAGGCACGCCGCGCAAAGACGGCGAAGAAACGGAGGAAGACATGAGTGGAGACGCTAAGGTACGGAAGAACTACTGCCGGGCCTGCGGCGAGAACAAAGGACACAACTTCTCGACGTGCAAGAACGTCAACGGTCTGAGGAAGATCATCGTGTCGCAGGACGGCCAGATAGAGAGCGGCCTCGACCTTCAGGCTCGGCTGAAGAGGGCTGAGACGTTAGCTCGGGACTACGAGATCACCGCTCGGTTCTACCAGAGGATCATCGAGAAGTTGTGTGAAGTAAAGGAGAGCAAGTAGATGAGACGTGAAGACTTTCTAAAGGAGATTGGCGAGACCTTCGTCGCCGCGGGCCGCCTGATCTCGGCGAAGAATGACGACTATGCGGCGGACGACGACGCCTTCCTGAACTTCCGCAAGGCCGCCGAGATCGCCGGGACGGACGTGGCAACCGGCATCCTCGTGCGCTTCGGCGATAAGGTGACACGTCTTGGTAACCTCATCGACCGGGACCCCAGCGTCGTCGGCGAGACGGTGGACGACACGATCCTCGACGCCATCAACTACCTGGCGATCCTGCGCGTCTGGCTCAGCTTTCAAGCGTCTGCTCATTATGCACAAACGACCGTGGACACGATAAACGATTTCCCGTCTGTCAACGAGGAGAAGACGTGGGGCGAGAAGGCCGCGGACTTCCTGGGAGGTCTCTTGGGAAAACGAGGGACCGAGAACCTGGAAGACTACTCGATGACAGGGAGATGACTACGTGACTGAGGTTGTCCGGCTGGTGAAGCAACGGGCGCGTCGTTACCGGCGCCTGTCGTTACGAAGCAAGCTGCGGCAGGTCTACGCCTACATCTACTTGAGCTAAGAAGGGAATACTCCGACGAGGAGAAGGTGAGACGAGCTACGAAAACGACAACTTCGGCCGCGAGATCGTCGCGCAGAGGCTGGGAGACCTCGTCACGAAGGAACTCCCTAACGAACCGGCTTGGATCGGTCCTTACCTCCTCCCCCGCGGCGGCCGTCTTCTCTTCGGCGGCGAGACGAAGATCGGTAAGTCGTGGCTCTTACTCGAACTGGCACGCGCTCTATCTCTCGTTGCTTCCCCTTTCGACTCAGCCCTCTTCCAAACGGAGCCCGGCGCCCGCGTCCTCATCGTCGAGCAGGAGTTAGGTGAGAGAGGCTTGCAGGAGAGGGTGCGACCTATTTTCGCGGAGCACGAGACGGACGACCGACTCTGGTACGTCAGCCGCGTCCCTCAGTTACAACTGAACTCTATGGAAGGCCGGGACCTGCTCTGCCGGCTCATCGAGCAGGCGGAAGCGAACGTGCTCATGATCGACCCTATCGGCAAGTGCCATACTTACGACGAGAACTCGAACACGGACATCGCCCGGCTGTGGGCGCACCTGGAGACGATCCAATGGCAGTACCGGGCCGAGTCCCTAAGCTTAGTAATCTCCCATCACTTCGGGAAGCCGTCTACGGACCCGAAGTATCACCGCGACCCCCTGGACATCAACAACTTTCGGGGCGCGTCCAAGTGGATTTCAGACCCGGACACCCTCGTCGCCGTTCAGCGACTCGGCGACATCTCCGGTCCATACAAGGCGTGGCGTTTGAAGGTAGGCTTCACGTTGAGACACGGCGAGGGCTTGCCGGACATGATTCTGACGGTCAACCGAGATAACGACCGGCGCGTGCTCTTTGAGAAGTTTGCCTCGGAGACCTAGCGAGGCGGAGATGGTAAGAATGCTTCCCTCAGGCGCATCCCCAAGTCCCGCCCCGTGCCGCCGATAAAGAGTTTCTCTAGCGGATCGGTGCCTTTCTCCGCCAGTTCCCGCAGCTCCTTGGACAGAACGAACGGTAGGATCGTCTTCTCTGCTGCGGCCGTAGCTACCGCGCCGCCAGGACCGCCCATCATTCGGAAGGCTACGCGGGAAGCCATGGCCTCGTGTGGATTGCGTAGGATACCAGCCGGATTCGGAGAGGACAGGACCTCTTCGCGCAGGTCCTTAAGAGAGTCTCTCCAAACATCGGGTAGCGCGTTGATGAGATCCGCGTCCTTGTCGAGCCTCTCTATAAACGCTTTCTTGTTGAGCAGGTACTTGCCCGTGTTCATGTCCAGCGTAGCGGATTTGCCGGGACGGGTAACGTCGTCGAGGTACAGGGAGATCAGCTTCGCCTGATCCTCCACGTCGGAGATCTTCATGATGCCGGCGAAGCCCGGAGCCGACTTGAGCATCTTCTCCGCCGCCCCCTTGTCCTTCGACCGGATGATCTCACGGGCCGCTCGGGTCTGCTCTCGCGTGAGAGATGACATCCCAGACGGCTGATACGCGCCGGCCCTTGGCACTCGCACTTTGTCGAGCAGGTCGATCAGGGCCGTCTCCCCCCACTTCTTGATACGTCCCGGGGGCATCGTGGTCTGCGCCGTCCCCTGTATCGTTTGCTCCAGGTCCTTCTGTACATTCTTGGCACCGAGCCGGGCATGAAGCGGCAGACTAGCGCCAGCGACGAGCCCTTCAGCCCCCGCGCCTCCAAGTAGCGTCGCCCCTCCTGACAGGGCTGCCTGCGTCGGGTCCTTAGTTTCCAGCCCCGTTCCAGCCGCGGCTCCCAAAGCGGGGCCGAGAAGCCGCGCCGGTAGTTTGGCTCCGGGGGGCAGGGCGGCTTGAACCATGTTGGCGCCGGTCGAACCCGCCGAGAAGTTCGGGTTGAGTGCTACGTCCAGAAGACCGGATGCCGCTCCGGTCAAGCCTCCGATGGCAGCGCCGCCTGGGCCGCCGAGCAGACCTGCCGCCGCTCCCGATGCAGTAGGTAGAGCGACTCGGGCCAGAGCGCCGCCCAGGAACTTAGAGAAGTCCTGCGGCTTCTTCTGCGCCGCCACTACCTTCTCGGCCTTCTCCAACGCGGCGAGACCGGCGCCCGGCTTCATCTCCGTGTAGATCTTCCCGCCTTCACGGTAAGTGATGGAGGACTCGTCTTCCTCTAAGATCTGTCGTTCAGCCTGGGGCATCTTACTTCGCCTCCACGCCGACGACCCGCCGCTGATCGTCCAGGACGAGCCGCTTCCCTCTCTTGTCCGCAGCCATTCTCAGCAGGGCGACGGCCGAGGGCACGTCGATCTTAGCCGGGTCCTTGCCGATCTGTGCCGTGACCGCGTCGGCATACTGGTCCATGACGCTGTTCAGGTCCAGGTCGTCTGGTGTAATCCCCGCCTGCTTCATCATCCTTGACGCCACGGTCCCGACGTAGAGGAGCGACAGCCCGTGGATGTACAAGCGCGGGTCCTTGGCCAGAACAGTAGGGAAGACCTGTTCCAACCACTTCGCTTCTCGGAAGCCGTACTGTACACCCGTCTGCTGTTTCAGGTAGGATGAGACCATCCGAACCTGCTCCTGCAACAGCGTCTGTTGCGGGCGGCTCAATGAGCCGACGGTGGCCAGGATCGTAGCGCCCGGTAGGTTCTGCAAGCCGAGCGACTCAGGATTCTTCACGACGTTGGCCAAGACACCGCGGATCTGCGACTCGATTCCGTAAAGCTGCTGGACAGTATCGCGGGTCTTCGCGTCAATAGTCCTCTTCGGTAGGGCAACCTGTGTCGGATCGCCGCCTGCTTTGGGAAAGTTGAAGTAGACCGGCTCGTTCGTGTACGGATCGTACCCGGCGAAGCGAGGGGCGAAGTTCGGAGCCATCCCGGCCTGCGGTGGGTACTTGCCGGACTTGCCGATCTCGTCCAGGTTGCGCAGGAAGATAGGCTGGTACGCCTCGAAGTCGTTCGGGTCCAAGCCCTTCGACTGCATCTCCTGCACAGTCATCTCCTGTGCTTTCTGCACTACGTTGGACGGCCCTAAGGAAGTCGCTTTCTTGAGCGCCTCAGTCCGAGCCTCAGCCTGCGCCGTTTGTGCCTTCTTCAACTCGTTCTGGAACTGTTCCGAGGTGAGGTCTCCCTGCAAGCGCCTCTGGGCGATGTCCTGCATTCCTTCTTGATAAGCTATTTTCGCGTCGGTCGTGCGGTTCCTCCACTCCATCTGCTGTTGGAACTGATCCGCCTTCTGTCGCATGACGTTCAGCTCCGACTGTTCCCGGCGTGCCCGTTCTTCTGCCGCCCGCCTCTCCGCCGATGCCGTCGCCAGTTCCCGCTGCATAGAAGGGGCGACCTTCGCGTACTCCTGCTCGGCCTCGGCCCGTGCCTTCTCCCGCGTCGATGGCCCGCCTTGTCCTAAGGTACGGACGATCTCGGCGAAGATGTTCGCCTTCTGCTTCCCGGTCCTCTCGCCCTTCTTCCCGAAGAGTTCCTCCATGCGCCGCTGCGCCCGCTTCTCCGGCGTCTCTTCCAGGTAGGCCCGCGCCTTTCTCTCCGTCTGCTTTCGCGCCTCCTCCTCTTCGTCCTCCAGGCTCGGCACGGCAACGGTAGGCGCTTCTGCTTGGGGTGGAGTCTGCGCGAGCAACCCTCGGATGATGTCGTCCGGCGAGATCTGAGGCTGTAGTTGCTGTGGTAAGCCCGCCTGCACCCCGGGTGGTAGAGAACCTGGAGCTTGACCGGGGACGCCGAGGAGAACGTCCAGACCGCCTGCGTCGAAAGGTTGAGTGAAGCCGTCCATGTTTAGAATCCTAAGAAAGATCCGGCGAGATCGCCGAGGCCGCCGGTCCAGCCGCGTACCCCCGCCCCTTCTCGATTGCCGTAAGCATCGGAGAACATCGGATTGAACAAGTTCGTTTCGCTTCCGTACCGGCCGCCTGCGAAGTTGAGTTGGTTATTCGCCATCCCCGTCCACGGCGCGTAGATGTTACTCAGAGCTGTCTGCGCCGTATTCGTCACGCCGCCTAAATTGCTGAACGCTTGGTTCTGCGCCTGACTAATGTTGCCGAAACGCTGGTTCCCGAGGGCGCCGCCCGTCAGGAGATTGTTGATGTACGTGTCGTACAGACCGCCCTGCGTACCCAGGAGTTGGTTGTACAGGCCGCCACCGCCGAGCGCCATCCGGTTCATCCCTTCGAGTGCCCCTTCTGCCTGACCCAAGCCGCCCAGCCGCTGCCGGTTGTACTGATCGAGTAGGGAACCGCCGAGCTGCATCCGCTGCGTCTCCGCCCCGAGCCCGCCGAGGCCCAGCCGACCCAGTTCACTTTGAAGGGCCGTCTGCTGCCCTTGAGCCTGACCAAGCAGGCCGCCGGCGCCGAGCCAGCGTCGAGAGGCCATGTCCTCCAGGTTCCCCAGGAGTCCGGCGTTGATCCCGAGCCGTTGGTTCTCTAGGGCTCCTTGACTTTGCGCGAGTTGGCCGCCCTGCGCTTGTCTCTGTAACATCAGCGCCTGCCGTTCGAGCAGGGCTTTCTGCACCGCGTCGGCCTCTTGCGCCATCGCGGCATCGGAGAACTCCCGCATCCCCTGGTTCTGCAAACCCGAGGCTACCGTCGCGCCGGGGCCGCCCCCACGAGCCAAGGCTCGCTGCATGTACGCCTGTCTCTGCTGAGCCGAGGCTCGACCGGCCGTGTCCCGGGCGAAGCTCAGGACCGTTTCAAATGGCAGGAGCGGTTCGTCCGCCGCCTGTGTCGCCCCAAGTTGCTGCATGTAGGCGGAGATCGGCGACGCCCCCTGCTGTAGAAGACCCTGAAGAGCCGCGCCCTCTCCTACCGCTCCAGTCGGCGTCAGGCCGCCCGTGCCGAACATCCCGGCCAAGCCGCCCTGGCCAGCCTCGGCCATCTGCTGAGTCAGCGGCGTCTGCCCACCCCACTGAAGGGCCTGGTTCGCATAGTCCATGAGGCCCCGGGTGAAGGCCGTCTGACCCTCCCGGCCCAGGAGCTGGCCGCCTGTGTCCGCCTGCTGGCCCATCTCCCAACCCCGGCCCGTCCCGATGTCCATAGCGCGGTCCAGGATGTTCTGACCGGGTTGCGACCAACCGCCGCCCAGGAAGAGTTGCGCCGCGGTAGGCATGACCTGCGGACCGCCGCCCGCCCCACCCTGCGCGAGTCCCTGGATACCACTCTGGGCGCCCTCCATCTCGGGCGTCGTCCACTGACCGAGGTTCCGGGCCAGATCGAGCAGACCGCCCTGCGCCCACGGCTGCTGCATGTCCCAAGTCTGCGGCAGGATGCCCGGGCCGCCTTCGCCGCCGCCCCAGAGGAAGCCCTGCCCGGCGTTCGCCCCGCCGAGAAAGAGGTCTCGTAGAGGATTCTGATTGGAGATGTACGCGTTCTGGCCAAACTCCTGCGCCGCCCGCTGATTGTTCAGGATGCTGATGAGCGCGGCCTGAAGCCAGTCGTTCAGATTCTGCTGGCTGACTCCGGTGAAGATGGAGCCGAGAGGTCCGGTAACATCGCTGGTTCCAACAACTGGCACGGGGCTTTACCTCACCTCTACTTTACCTTCCAGGACGTGCGGAACCGTCTGTAACGAGGCGGGACAGGCAAAGGGGCAGGGGCAGCAAAAACGTCTGTATAAGTTGTTGATTCGACGTGATTCCCGAGCCGGGATTTCGGGGCAGGCTACTGGGTCAGTCTTCACGGGACCAGTCTCTCAGAACCTGCCCGGCGTCCTCCCGCTCGTAGGCCGCCCAGCCCCGGTAGAAGCCGCGGCGGAACCCCCAGGCGTAGGCCCCGAGGACGCCGAGGAGGAAAGCGGCGGCGACGATCTTCGCCACGATTACTGGGTCAGTCGGCATCAGATGATTACCTTCCATCCTGTAGATTTCAAGAGGTACAGCTTCTCTTCACTTTCGACGAAGGCCATAGTGCCTGTCTCAAGTCCGGCCTCGGTTACCAGCCAGTCTCTTTCAGCTACCGTCGCGCAACGGTGCGTGGCGAGCATCACGTACTTCGTGTCGTCGCCGTAGAAGCGAACGAACTTTCCGTTGTCGATGATAAAGCGGGTAAGTTTTTTCACGACGACACCCCGTAAGTCCTCAAAGTAAGATGCCACGTCACGTTATTGTCCAGGGCGCCGGTGACCTCGACGAGCACGTCGCCCGCCGACAGAGTGAAGTTAGCATCCCACCCCGCCTGATCTTCGTCGGCGTTCTTCGATACGGCGCCGATTAGCGTCGCCGTTCCTGCGACATTCTTGTACACGGCTGATAGCTTGTACCGCGCCCCGTCCTCAGCCGTCCCGGCCGTCCCGCCCGTCCGCCGCGCCACGACGACGGCCTCCAGGGCCAGCGTAGTCGTCGCTGGCACCGCCACGGTATGAAGCGTCGTGACTGTCGCATCAGTCGTCGCCACGCGATTCTGGTAAACCTTCTCTGTCGGGTCATCTCCCGTCGCCGTAGACGAGAGCCTCTGGACCTCCGCGCCCAACGTCGTTTCCTGGACGTGCAGGCGAGCCCCTGGAGTCGCCGTTCCCACGCCGAGGAAGTTCGACGTGTCGTCCCAGAAGAGATTCGCATTGTCCTCGGTCAGGATAGTTCCATTTGAGAAAGGCACGGACCCGGCGGTGAACGCGGTCGCCCCGGTTCCGCCGTTACCTAGAGGCAGGGTCCCCGTCACATCCGCGGTCAGGGAGACGGCCCCGAAGCTCGGGGCGCCCGCAGCGTTTCCGTGCAACACCGTCGTCGTCGTACCAAGGCCGACCGGAGTAGACGGCGTCGCGCCGGCCCCGCCACCGAGTACCAGCGCATTCGCGGTCAGGGCTGCGGACGATGCTAAGGTCGTCGCGGCCGTGAAGCCCAGGACGCCTCCCGACGTACCCCCCGTCAAACCCGTCCCGCCGCGGGTGACGGGTAAGGTGCCGGTTACATCGGCGGTCAGACTCACCGCCGAGAAAGCCGGTGCCCCTGCCGCGTTCCCGTGTAGTACTGTGGTCGTCGTTCCAAGCGAGCCTAGCTGCGTCAGCGAGCCTGCCGTCGTTCCGACGAGGACGATTCGATTAGGTGTCGTCAAAGCCCCTGCACCGAGGGCAACGTCGCTCACCTCCGTCGTGAAGCTAACCGAGGGCGACTGGAACAGGTCGCTGACGACGCCGGATTTCATCTGCGTCTGTACGTACGCGGTCACCGGCAGACCGCCCGAGGACTCCAGCTTCAAAGTGGCAGGCGACGTGGTGAAGGACGAGGGTCCCTGCGGCGTATCACCGCCCTCGAAGAGGCCGGTGACATACACGTTGTAATGGTCGATGAACCTGTGTAACGGCGGCTCGGGATTGTCCCAGACAAGGGTGACCTGCGTTCCTCCGACGAACGGCTCGACCTTCAGGACGCGCAGGGAAGAGACGATGGGGACGCGGGTCAGCCCTCGTTGTCTCGGTGGCAGCCCCGTTCCCTCCGCTGCGCCGAGCTGGTTGACGAGCGTCTCCGTGATGAAGGTCGTCTCGGCGTTGATGTCTCTTTGACGGGGCATGTTACGAAACTTTTACCCAGCCGCTTTTCAGAAGCGCCTTGATTATCTTCGGTAGGTCCTTCCGCTTCGGGAGAATGATGGGGCCATAGTCGATAGCCATTTTACTTCACATCCTCTCGGAAGAGTTCGCGGGCACGCGCCTGCGCCCGGTTGAACGCACCCACGTCCAGGCGCCGCCGAACCGAGGAGCACTGTTCAGCCTCGGTGAGTAAAACGCCCTCGGGGCAGCCGAAGTACCGCCGTATGAACGTGTCCCAGGCTACCTCGAAGCGCACGATGCGCTGCGTAAAGACCGGGTCCAGTTCAGGGGCACGTAGACCGCCTGCCAGAAGCAGGAAGAGAAGGAGGAGTCGCAGCATCCTACTTTACTCCGCGGGCCTCTTCGCTTTGCAGTTTTTTCTCAAGCGCTTCGAGCCTTTCTATTGCTGAATCAATCCAGTTCTTTTTTCGTGGTGGAGCTACTGGTTGCGTATCGCCTCCGGGACGGATCATCCTTGCAAGAACCTCTCCTGCTCTTGGGCTTGCAATCTTAACGTGTTTTAGAAGCGCCTTCAAATACGCTTCTCGTGTATCGGAGTCAACGGGGAGCCGTCCAGGATTAGCAGCGAGATACGCCGGGGCTTCATAGTCCGAGTCTCCAAATACATCTACTGATCGAAAAGCCGAGGCCACTTTTTGAAATAGCGGCTTTATGTCGGAACGAGAATTGAAAGCGTGCATGTCCACACCTAATTGCGACAGTAGATTGTGAACGCTCTCGTGCCGGATGATGCGGTTGGTTTCGTCGGTAGAAGCTGCCGGGTTGACGTAGATCGAGCCCCTATCCTTCGGAATACGCCGTTGAAGTTCTGTCGGCAAACGCTCGATGTCACCAGGCACCGGCGAGTAATCCGAGGTAAGACCCGTGCCCGGAAGGGACAGGTCTGCATCGGGAAGTTCCTTCTCCGATCCTAAGAAGACGGGAGCGCGGGTGAATCTGCTCTCACCGTATCGAGGTGCTGGCAAATTCGATGGTCCAGTAAGCCCAGGAGGCAACGGAGGTCGTGGCAATGGCGGCGGAGCCGTCCCGCCAAAGGCAGCGGACCTCTTGAACGCGCCTGGCTTAAAGAACAAGTCCATCAGTTCTTCTTCGGCTATTCGTTGCGGCATCCTTAGACTCCTGAGTTCGGCGCGAAGGCCACCTGAAGGGAGCAGAGTTGAAAGAGGTCCCGTGTCCCCTTCTTGAGGATCTCTACCGCGATCCTCTGCCCCGTCGTATTCACCGGGTACGTCGCCGTCTTGTACGCGATACTCTGCCGTCGCCGCGCCGGTTCCTCCGCCGGGTCCACGCTGATCGGGTCGTTGTACAGATCGTCCCAGTAGTAGTAGACGCTCGGGTCCCGGTCAGGTAGGTTGTCCAGGCCTGTGAAAACGAGCCGCTCCATGACGATGTTGTAGGCGGTTGGCACGGCGGCGGGCGCCCGAAGTGCGTTGACGTGATTACCGGGTGGAACGCGGAAGAGAGACGTGACCGCGTCGAAGTCGTAGCCGATGACCGTACCCGACGTGGTCCCTGTGCCGATGACATCCTGCCCCGTTCGTAACGTCGGGTCGATACGCACCAAACGGCCCTGTCCCGCCGAGGGGTCCCAGACGTAGAAGACGAGCCTTCTCTGCGACTGGCCCTCGAAGATGCGGCCTGAAAGCATCGCTGTGGAGCGGATCGTCCAGGGCGTGGACCAGAAGTCCATCTTCCTCTGTGCCGACAGCTTCAGGTCGTAGATCCACTGGCGAGACAGCCGCGGGTCCGCATCATTGTGGGACGCGACGACGAGCCACTCCTTCTCCAGGTCGCCGAAGTACGCTAACTCCACACGGCCCCCAGCGTTCACCGCGTCGATGATGTCGGTGAAGAGGGGATCGGAGATGACTTTCATGTCACCCCCGGAGATGAGCACGATACGAAAGTCGTGTGACAGAAGGGCGACGACGCCGCCGAAGCGCGTGATCGCCCCGGGGTGTCCCGCGGGCGCCCCCAGGTTGTCGAAGATGGGCCGGATGTTGAATGTCGCCAGATTCGTCCCCGTCACCTGATACGTCGCTTGGAGAGTGAACACGTAAAGAGCGTCGTCCGTCTCCTTCACATTGATAACGGTGGTCGGCAGCCGGAAGAAGTTTCCATTCGTCCCGTAGAACCAGCTCTCCTCGGGTATCCCAATGCTGACCTCCTCGTCGCCGGAGAAGAAGAGTACGTTGTCCACACCGTACCAGAGACGGCCGGCGTAAACGGCCATCGGCGTCGATCTCTTCACCGGGTCCGTCCCGACGATGAGTGGCGCCGTCGTTGTCGGCGGCGGGTTGTTCGAGTCCTCCGACGGTGCGATCTGCGCCGTGTCCAGGAACTCGTCCGGCAGCGGGTCGTTGAAGGTCGTCGAGGACGCGCCGGTCCCGAGTGAATCGTCCGTGTAGTTCACCGTGACCGCTCCAGGATTCGCCAGCTCCTCCAGGAGGAAACCGGCACCGCCACCATCGGTCGAGCGGAAGACGGCTAGGGTAGGCACATTCGTCGTATCCGCGAAGCCCGTCAACTGCATCACCGGCTTGAGATCTCGGAAGGGTCCCGTTCGACTGGGTAGCTTGTCGGGATTCGTCTCTATCGGAGCGCGGGACGAGTAGTGATTGGTTAGCGTCTTGCCCGCATACGTGTACTGCCAGAAGAAGTTCACGTCCACCTGATGGTCTGAGGCCGACCAGTTGCGCCACAGTACCGCCGCATCATCCCTGTGAGCGGCGGCCGTAGTCCCTTCGATGGCGCGGGTCACCGTCCAAGCGGTGCCGGGCAGACCCGCCGTGACTGTCATCCGCTCGAAGTCCACTTGGATGTTGAAGGGTACGGCGGGGAAGCCTGTGTCGGCATCCACATTGATCGTCAAGTCCCCGGCGGCAGCATCGGCAGAGAGTTTCGTGATCGCGCCGACGACGTGCGCCGGCTCGCTCGGCGGTAACAGCCCCCAGAGACTGACGGTTACCGAACCGCCCGTCCCGTCGAAGATGACCGAGCACAGTTTGTCCTCCGTCGCATCGGGCGTTCCCTTAATGTACGCCTTACCACGGGAGAAGCCGACCTCGTGAGGCACCGTAGACCTGTTGATGTTCCGCAGCGTGCCGACGGTCGTCCAGGCAGGAGACGCCGCGTCGAGCCGCAGGTACTCCATCTGATACCGGCCCGTCGTCGAGTTGAAGACGGAAGCGAGGACGAAGAGTTTCGACGGCTTGTCGAGCGTCTCGTAAAGCCACGTGCGGCTGACTCGCCTCGTAGACTGCGACGACGACAGCTCGATAGTGCCCGGCCTCTTCGCTAACTTGCCACCGAAGGTAACGTAAGTATTCTCGCCCCTGACGAGCCGAACCGGCTCCTCCTCCAGCTCATTGAGGATGCGGTTGTACGGCAGGTAAAGCGGGATGTCTTTGGTATCCCACTGAGTAGAGTAGCTCAACGACGCGCCTCCTTTAGAAGCCGCCGCGACTCTGCTGGGCGAAGGCCGGGTAGAGCATTGACGCGCCGCCTCGTCCTAAAGAGGGAGGCCGCGCTTGGAACCGGGGCTGGAACGGATTCATGCCGCCGCCTTGCGGCTGAAAGGGACGGACGCCGCCGTAGATACTTTGCAGACCTTGGAGGAGGGAAAGCATGTCCATGACGCCACCACCGCCGGGCACGCCGCCCGGACTTCCCAGGCCGAAGCCGCCTCCGCCGCCGCCCAGAAGCATCTGGAGAAGACTGCCGATGTCCAAGCTACCGCCCCCTAGATTCGCCGGGCCGCCGGGGCCACCGAGACTCGCACCGCCGAGGCCGCCTCCTTGCGGAGTAGGAGCAGGAGCCGCCGCCGGTCGTGCCTGCGCCGCCGGACCGCCGCCGCCCGGTCTACCAGGGCCGCCGGGGCCGAACGCACCCGGACCTTGGTGAAGGCCCGCCTGAGCATAAGCATCGGGCGCCGGGTTCGCCATAGCTTGGCCACCCGTCAACTGACCGGGGAGCCACGGAGAAAGCGGGCCGCTAACCGTCTGCCCCGGATTCTGCAACTGCTGTTGTTGTAGACCGGCGGTGAAGAGGCCGGGGTTCGACCTCATCAACTCGGTTGAGTACGACGTACCGACGTTCTGGTAACCCGGTAAGAAGGACTGACCGCGCCGTCCGAGGACCGGTGGTTGAATACCCTGCGGGCCGTAGATGGAGCCGAGGTCCGTGGGGCCGCCTAGGTTGCGACCCGACTGAGGATCGAACGGAGCCAAGCCGGTGAAGTCCACCATGGAAGCGCCCGGCTCCCACTTCTGCTGCCCACCGAACCAGTCCATGAAAGCCTGGAAAGGATTGCCTTGAGCCTGTGCAGACGGGGCGACCATTTGGCCGCCCGGATTCATCGCCGCCTGCCTGGACCGCGCTGGCAGGTTCATCGTCGCAGACGGCTGTTCGGCCGGTGCGCCACCGCCCGGGTTGTACCCGCCGCCGTACAGACCTCTACCCTGCATCGTCGCCAGGATGTTCGTCCCGGCGCCGAAGGTGTCAGGAGCCATGTCGCGCAGCATCGTGGAGAAGCCTGCTGGATTCGCCCGCGATGCCGAACCGGCGCCCCAGTCCCGCCCCGCTTCTCCGGGCATCCACAGACCGCCGCCCGCCGCGCCCGCTAGAGGATCAGCCTGCCAGGAGCCCTCCCAGCCTCGAACCGCCGCGCCAGTCGGATCTGTGTAGGTCTGCGTACCATAGGTCTGTTCGCGCCGCGCCTGACGGTCCTCCTCGGTCGTGCCCGGAGCCTCGCCGCCGTCGCCCGCGCCTCGGTATGCCTCTTGCTCCGCCGCCGTCCAGAAACCGTTCTCGTCAGGCATCTTACATGTCTCCTCTGCTTACTTCATCACTGGCTTCGCCCTAGGGATCGCCAGCTCATCAGCCTGCCTCTTCTGCCGGGCCTTCACCTCATCCGCGTAGTTCTGCGCCCGTTTCTTCGCTGCTTGATAGTCAGCCGGGCTTGGGGCGGGTGACGCCGCGGACTTCTTGCCCTGACCGGCGGCCGCTTTCAACGCAGCTGAGCCGAAGAGGAAGTCCCCGAGTTTATCCCAAGCAGACCTCTCCTCGGCCATGCTAGTCCGCCTTCTTCTTCGCCAGGTTCATCAAGTCCACGGCGGTCGAGTAGGTACCGAAGCGCTTGATGTACTCCACGTCGAAGGCTTGGAAGTTGCCCGTTCCCACGTGCTTCGCCAGCATGTAGACGCGGGGATGGACACCCACGCTACCCTGGAAGCTGCCCTTACTCACAGCGAAGACGAACTCGAAGTCGCCGATCTTAACCTTGTCGGGATTCAGGCCCCACGTCTCGAAGCGGGCCAGAGCCTTGCCTAGGTCTCCAACGATCTCGGGCGCAGCGTCGGCGGGCAGAATCTTCGCGCCCTTTGTCAGGTGGTACTCAACGTCACTGAGCGTAATGGGCGGCGCGGCGTAGACCGCCGGGGCCGCGCAGAGAACCAGCGCTATCAGAAGCGCCGTTAGACTTCGGTAGATTTTCGTTTTCACTGTCTCTCCTCCTGGACTGCGACGGGTGAACCACCCGCCTTTACATCCTCGTCACTTCTTTCGTTTCGTGCTCAGTTCCCTCTGGCCCGCCTCGTGCTTGCGGGCGTTTTCCGTCGCGTAAAACACGCGCTTGGCCTTCTCCGTCCCGTACTGCTTTTGCATCGAGGCCATCACCTTCTCGCCGTGACCTTTGAAATGTTCTGACAGCGGCACGGGTTAATCTCCGTCTACACACTCGACATCGACCACGTCGGAGAAGACCGTCTCCATCGGGGCCGGCCCGCCCCACAAGCCGTACTCCCTGAACTCCTTTTCCTCTTCGCTCTGCTCGGCCTTGACGCGGGCGTCCGGGTCATACGGGCCGAAACTCATAAGTCTAACGTGCATAGACGGAACCTCTCCACCCCATTTTATCGTCGTCCCTCTACCCGACCGTTTCTACGTAAAAAAGCCTTGACTTCTCCTCGGGGACCTGCTAACATGACTTTATGAGCAGACGGTTCGCGCCCTCGGTGGCTCCGCTTCCCAACCCTAACCTTGGCCACCGAGGGTCTGCTCATCGTTACGATGCGCGACCAAAGGATGAAGGGGGCCAGCCGAGGGACGCCGGCGGCGACCCCGCCGGAACCGCGGAGATACTGGCCTATGTCCGCCCGTCGGCAGCCCCCTTCACAAGTTGCAGGACCGAACCGCCTAGCGTGGACGTAGGCCCTGCTCAGAAGCTGTGCGATGATCTAAGCCGCCTTTAGGGGGTAGGAGAAGATGCCGTCAGTTGTTGCTTGGGGCCGTCTTGGTCCCCGCTTGCAAGGAGCGACACAATGCGCGGCTATGCAGGTTCGAGTCCTGCTCGCACAGTTCCATTTCTAAGCCATCAGTAAGGAGTTCGGGGAGTAGATGGAGGACCCGGTCGGCCCGGCCAAGGCTTCCCTCGGGGCGATAGCCGGGGCGCCCAACTCTAAGCCCTCAGCCGACGCCATCCCGGCGATTCGCTCCAGGCACAGGGCTAGTTGACCTGTGTACTGCGACCCCTGACCCTTGACGTGGATGACTTGACCCGCCCGAGGGTCCCCGGCGATCTGCCATGCGGCCCACTTGAGGGCCTCGACCCAAACGTCGAAGTAGATGTCGTCGAAGGGCAGGGCGGTTGACAGGAGCGTCGAGGCGAGTACCTTCGTCGGCCTCTTCTTGTACGTGCCCTGAACGATGTACGTGGAGCACGCCGCGTTCGATGGGACGCGGGGATAGACGCGGAAGGCCCGCCGTGCCCGCTCGTACCCGATGGCGTGGGGCATCGCTCGAACGTGCGTCTCTCTCAAGTCCTGGATGACGGAGAGATCGAAGCGAGCCGGCGGGTCCGAGTTCAGTAGTAGTAGGGCGGCCAGTCTCAGCCCGTAGAAGTCGGCCGGTACGCTCACCGCGGGCGGCCCGTGATCCTGTTCATCGGGGATGAGGTAGAAGGGCGGTAGGGAAGCCAGCGTCTCGCGCCAGTCGAAGGACATCCAGATCAGGTTCGTCGCCATGTTCGCTATCGCCGCGGCGAACTCGTCCTCCACGTTCCGGTTGAGCTGCTTCGCCGCGATCTGAATAGCATCCTGATACTTGTACGTCGCCGCCATTTACTCCACGATTCCTTTCAACAGGCCGAGAAGTGTACCGACGCCCTCTTCCTTACCAAGCTGCTTCTCTGTCCGGCGCGACCACGTCCACTTCTTGACGGCCTGCTTGAGAGACTCGGTCTCCTCGGTCAGCTCCTTGGCCGACTTCACTTCGACGCCGCGTCCTCGCAAGACCTTCGACAGGGCTATCGTCTCGGTGATCTGCCCGCCCAGGTTCGGTAGAGAAGCCTTCTCCTTCTGAACCTCCTCTAGGAAGTCCTTCAAGCCTCGGGCCGAGTCCCACGGTCGCGGCGCCCGTTTCATCTTTACCGATGCTAGCACAGGTAACAGGGCGCCTGCAATCGGCAGGTAGTCCAGGAGCTGCTCCGTTATAGCACCGCCGAAGAGGGCGCCAGGAGACGCGGCGATCTCCGGTCTCAGGGCCTGGGACTGGGCGGCGGCGTCCAGGTCGGCCTGCGTCTTCGGGGGCCACGTAGCTTGAGGGGCGACTGCCATCTCACCTTCAGTTTACACTTGACAGGGGCCGAAGACATCCGTTAGAATAGAGGACATGAGCTTAGAAAGATGGATTCACTTCCAACCCGCCTTCGACAAGAGAAGTTCAGATCCCAACAAAAGCTACGGTATACACGGCGTTGACATGACGTGGTACGTTCGTGGTTCGGAAGGGGCGGTGCAATGGAAGGTCTACACACACTGGCACTGGCTGAAAATGTCAATACAAGAACCAATGACGGTAGATCTGGGTTACCATTCTTATAAGCCTCGTTATGAAGGGCAGGACTGCATTACCGAATCCTGCGAGATTTTGTACGGAAAGCCCTGTTACTACGATGGTTCTTCATTGAATGCGGAACCTGTGTTTAAGATCCTTTTGGAAAAGGGTAGCGATGCGGTCTGGGAACACTTAGAGGGGTTTTACCGCTCGGTCTTCTCTGAAGGCTAACGACGGTCGCTCTGCGCCTCGGGAGCCGTCCGCGTCGAGAACAGCGGCATCTTCTCCCGTTCCCGCATGATCTGCAACGCAGCCTCGAACTGCGCCCGCTGCCCTGAGAAACTGTACCTGTTACCGTCCACCTTCACGTCGCCGGCCCGCGGGTCGTCCGCGTACTTGTACGCATAGTAGAGGACGCCCTCTTCATAAACCCAGGCCCACTCGTCGTTGAAGCCGAGGAGGCCCTGCGTCGAGGAGTTCGCCCGGGTCACCGTCGTCGCCGCCTTCTTGTACGTCCCCAAGAGCTTCGTCGTCCCCGAGGACAGAGCGCCGGGCTTCGGTTGCAACCGCAGGACCCCGGCCTGTCCGGGTGTCCCAGTAACCGCAACCTTCGACGGGTTGCCGACGATGCCTACGTCCGTGTGGAGGAACTCCTCTACGTCGAGCCCTCTGACCGTCTGCTCCGAGCCGCTATCGGTCGTCACGATGTAGGCGTCGAGCAGGTAGAGGAAGTCGGACGGTAGGCTAGGCGCATAATCCTGAGTATTGGCGAGGACGGTCACAGAGGGGAACGCGCCGACCGTCCAGCGCCACGGAGCGGCCATCCACATGACCTTGTGCGCCGAGTCGAGGATGCGGGCGTCCACGTCCTCTAGCGGCATGTTCTTTACGAACGTCTTCGCGTAGTCGAAGGCTTCGATAGGTCGGTAGATAGTAGCCATGGGCTAGCTCGTCGCCGTCCATAATGGCGTCCAGGGGGTGTTCCAAGGATTCGTGCCGCCTGGATAAGCCGGGTATGGTTGCTGCCAAATCGGCGGGTAGGAGATGAACGGGAACCAAGGAGGGCGGCCACACGTTTTACACGTGCCGCAGTACGGGCACACGTGCGGATCGTTCTGCTCCAGCTTGCCAGTTGTACTTTCGTTAAGCACCTAGATCGGGCCTCCTACGAGCTGCGGGTCCGGCCGCAGATGCTGTGGAGTTTCCTGACTGGTAAACTCTTTCGCGCAATAGGCGCAGATAAAGTGTTCATCGCGGTGATGGTCCCTCTGCCCCGCCAGCGCCGTGCGCATACTGGGCTTGATGTGCATACAGGCGGCCTGTGCGGCGATGATGCCGGCCCGGTCCTTCGCGGCAGCCTCGGCGTTCATCCGCTTGAACGCGATCATCTGCTCCTTCTGCTCATTCTCCCGGTCCTGCTCCTTCTTGGCGCGGGAGATATTCAACCGGGCCTGCTCGATTTGCAGACGCATGTACTCGTCTTGCAGGTTCTCCCCCGGCAGACCGGGCATCTTTTCAACAGCCGCCATGTATGCTCTCCTCTTTGTAAACTGCTTTGAAACAGACCTCGTGCATGAGACCCTTTATAAGAATCCCACTTTTTGCGTCGATCCTCTCCTGTTCTTCTTGACTGATAGGTTCCCTGCACCAGGAGCAGATAGTCAACCGTTGGTCTGCGTCGTTCACTAGGTCCTCACGACCTCCACGTCTATTTTACCGCACGACTTTTCTCGTAAAGCCGCCAGAACTGCGCGGTCATCTTCTCCACAGCCTGGGCAAGCTTCTCCTCGCCGCGTTTGGTGAGGACGCGGACCTTACGCCTGGCGGCCCACGTCATGCCGGCATGGACCATTTCGTGCGTCACAATACCGGGCACGACGCTTCGGGGAGCGAAGAAGATCTGTCCGAGTTCGGGTCCGTCAGCGCACCAGGATACAACGATGGCTCGAAAGTCCATTCTGCGCAGGTTCGTCAGAGCATGATAGAAACGGAACATCTTGTGCTCCGAACGAAACAAGCGCACGGTAAAGTAGCTCTTTTGACGGCGACCTTCGGGATAGACGCGGAAGTGAAGGGGCGTGGACATCTACCTTGGCCGTGTGACCTACCAGGGCCGTGTGAAAGGACGCCGTCCCGTATTCTGAGCCCACTCCGGAGAATTGTCGGGGCCGTAGAAGTGCTTCTCGGCGTCGGGTATACGGACGATGCCGTCGGCGATCAACTGGAGGAGGATGGAACGCCAGCCTTTCATCCACGGCCGCCACGGCTGCTCCACCCGTTTGAATCCCGGCCGCAGGTCACGAGGGTCCCAGATGTACCCGTGCCCCGGCTTGAACTCGTAGTGCGGCAGGTCAGAGCGGTGCAGGACCTTCTGGGACAGGTCCGGTACATCCTCGACCTTGCGAGTCATCGGACTTCTCTCCGGCATGATGTCGGCGTGGTAGAGCGTCGCCCAACGGACTTGACCGTCCGCGTCTCGAAGGGACATGCGGTTGAAGCGGTAACCGGGGACGATCACAGTGAACTCAACCTGCGGTAGGAGCCGTCTCATCCGACGCTCGAACTCCGCCGCGGTCATCATCCGTCCCATACGGCGCGGCGTATTCGTCGGGTCCGTTTCCTCGTCGAGTAGGTACTGTGAGTTGACCGTCTCCATCTTTAACCAGTTAGAGACCTGCTCCTCGTGCTCCCTGACCCGCTTTTCTTCGGCGAGCCGTTCAACCGCTGCGCTGTCCAGAGTTAGCATACGACCTCTATAAGTAAGGCGATGACGGCTCCGACGAGGAGAATCCAAGGGACGACAGGGTCAAGTAAAACGCGGGTCATCGACCCCTCTGGGACATCTTCTCCAACGCCGCCTCGATCTTCTCCAGCCGTTTATCCACGATGCGCCATCGCTCCTCGCTTACCGCATGGTTCGCCGTTATCTCGACCAACTTCGCTTGCAGCCGCTCATTGGTAAACGTCGAGTAGAGAAGCAAGGCGGCGACGACAGAGGCAATCAACTTCATGGCCCACGGCCCGAAGGCGGTCGGATTCTGTTCGGTGGGCGACGTAGATGTGATGAGATCGGGCATAGGCTCTATACAGTAGCGTCGGGCGAAGGCGGCGCGGCGCCGACGGACGGGGAAGTCAGCGTCGGAGTCGGTGGAGTGAACGGGTCGGTCGTCACGGTGAACTGAGCGGACGGCCCGTTGATCTGCCTGTCCGTCGAGTCGTACCAGTAAGCGACGTAGCGTGTATTCGGCGGGCTCAGGTCCTCGTTGTAGAAGAGGGCCGCTTCCGTGTGGTACTTGCCCGCCTTAATCGGGACGCGGGCGAAGTTCGGCACTCTCTGCTGCGGCTGAAAACCCTTGACGGAGATGTTCGCGTAGTTCACGCCGCCGACCGTAGGCGGCACGAGGACGGCTAGGAGGTAGCCTTCAAACGTCTCGCCTGTGGACCACGCGAGCGTCGGCGTCTGTGAGAACTTCCCTTGACGCGGAAGGGCCATCTACTTCGCTCCTTTCAAGGGGGCCATGACCTTATCGACGAAGGCGTACCAGTCGCGCCACGCCTGCACGCGGTTCTCCTTGGGGATGTCCGTCAAGATGATCTCGAAGATTCGCAGGCCGGTGTTCACGGCCTGTAGAGCCAAAGTTAACGGGTCCACCAGTTACGTCCTCAAGACCAGTTTAGCATCCATGCAGTGACGGTCCAGAAACAGGAAAGGCGGGGCAGCCGAAGCTGCGCCCGCCTTACCCAGCCTTTCGCCAAACGTCTAGCCGAGGGTGCTTTGGGGCTTCAGGGTGATGAAGCGGTAGGAACCGCCGATACCCGCCGGACCTTCCAGGACCACCGAGGAGAAGATGAAGTTGTAGCTCACCGCAGCCCCGATCACACCTTCCGGGTCGGCGATGGTAGCATTCTGCGGCCCGCCGGGGATGACCCGGATAGCGAACCGCTCCTTCGCCGGGTCCACGATGCGCTGCGGGCCACGACCTTCCAGGTCCACGGTGCCGACGCCGTTCTTCCCGAAGACGTACACCTTGTACGTATTCGGGCCGGCGGCCGTCTTCACGTTGGTCGATTCGATGACGCGGCACCCACCCCATACAGTAACCTGCCCGCGGTCCTCGTACTTGACCAGCGGCGAGTTCATGACGTTGGTGTTGTACTTGAAGGTGTCCGCCAAGCCCACGACCGTCGGGTCGTTGACCAGGTCGAAGCTGACGAAGGGCGACATCACGACGAAGAAATTGCCATCGTCCATGGGCTGCACGTCTCGGTTGCTCAGGATGTGCTTGGCCGCCCGGATGTCGGCGCCCTTCAGCGTAGTCCCTGACAACAGGGCTTGGTTCGTCGAAGCGTCCTCGGCGTCGAAGACGTTCCGGGTGATGGTGTCCACGGAGAGACCGGCCTGGTAACCCAGCCGCTCACTCGCGTTCTGGACCGCCGGGTCGATGGCGGTGGACACGAGAAAGTCGCTCAGGTTGATGAAGGCCGAGTACTGAGAGACCGTAGACTGCACGACGCGGGTTCCCACGGAGAGCGAGGTCCCCACGGTGCCCTCGGTCGTGGCCGTGGTATTCGCCGACAGGTTCTGGTAGCGGTACCACTGCACGGTCTTGCCGCTCTGCTTGTCCACGGTGTCCTTCATACAGGGCTCGTGGAAGCGGAACTTCTTGGTCAGGATGTCCAGGCCCCTCTTCTTGTACAGAATCGCCTGAAGGTGCGGGAGACCCGCCGAGGTCGTCAAGTTTACAGCCGGTGCGTAAGCCACAGTCTAAAGCCTCCTGATAGCGGAGCGGCACAAGGCCATCCGCATCTCCTACTTCAAGGGTAGACTTCGCTGTGTGCCGCCCCGTCCGCTTTGGGCGGTGTTCAAGGAGGGGCTACTGACCGGGAGCGAAGAGGTGACTCTGCTTGCGCAGGAACTCTTCCAGTTGTGGGGCCGTCATCTGCTCTGCCATGGAGACGAGGTCAGGGGGCGGCTCGGCCCCGCCACGTCCACCGAGACTGGGCGGCGGTAAGGCGCGGCCCCCGCCGAAGCCTCCGAGGCCGTACTGCTGAATGGATGCGGGCGGCTGGTTGACCTGTGGCTGGGCGTACGGAGACTGTGCCGGCTGCGTCGGCGCCTGCCCTGGAACCGCGTCCTGCCGGGGCTGAAGCTGAAGCGCCCCACGATTAGCCGCGACGAGATAGGCGGCTTCGAGCCCGTCCACGGTATAGGGCAGGTTCAAGTAGGCCCGGGTCTGATTGATGATTGAAGCATTCTGCTGGTTCGGGATGAACTCGGGATGCAGGTCCTTGAAGCGCCCGGCGACCATGGCTTCCTGGGTCTGCGTCATCATCTGCGCCGCCTGCACGAGGTCCTCGATGCCAACGCCGTACTTCTCCCGCAGTGCGTAGTTGATGCCCTCAGCCGGGTCCTGCTTCAACCGCTCGACGAAGGTTTCGAGGTCCGGCCCCTTCGGCGGGGCGGCCGGTGTCTGCGCCGGCTGGGGCGTCTGGGCCTGAGCCTGCGCGGCCTGGATAGCCGCCTGACTCTCCTGGACGACCTTCTGAATCGCCTCCCCGAGCTGCTTCTCGTCGGCGAACTCATAGACCTGCCCGCCGACGGGTACTTTCAAGGTCGTTGACGCGGGTACCGGGGGAAGCGCGTTGGGGTCGACCGCCGCCTGACCAGGCTGTGGCGTGGTGAGAATCTTCTGCATCTCCTGGCGGATCAGGTCGGTCAGGGCGTCGGCTTGCGGGGTACCGTTGTTCGGCAGGGCGGGTGAAGTCATTTAACTCAGTCTCCTTAAAAGTGCAAGGGCAGGTTCGCGGCCGGGAGCATCCCGCTCCAGGAAATTCTTCTCGGTCACCTGCCCCACGTCCATTCTACACGACCGTCTTCATTCACTTTCCTGTGCGGCGGCGGCTTCTCTCAACTCGTGGTAACGTCGCAGCGTCGCTAAGATCTGGGCCTTGGCCGACGGGGACGCGGTCTCCTCGGTCACGCCGTCCGGCTCCTTCGCTCGGGCCTCCTCCTCCAGGTCCTCGGCGAGAGCCTCGGGCGTCCATTTGAGTAAGGCGGCGACTTCGCGTAGAGCCTGCCACTTGGCGAGGATGCGCAGAGCTTTAGGACCATCCTCCTCGGCGTCGAGACGATCCGCCGTCCAGTCGATCCGGGCCTGCAAGGCGTCCAGTAAAAGGGGCCAGCCGGGCGTGTACTTCAACTCGACGACAGCCTGTTTCTGTTCGGGGGTCAGCGCGACGCTCGTCACTGACCCATTTTACTACTTGGGTTTTCGGCTCGATTGGGCCGGGGCCTTCGTCGTCCGCGCCCGCCCGATCTTCGCCGCAGCCTTGGCCTTGGCCTCGCCGGTGACGCGCTCCGTCTCCACCTTCTGTTCGTTCATCCGGCTCTGCATCTGCGCGTCCATCTGCGCCTGCATCATCTGCTGCCGGGCCGAGTTGACGAAGTCCATGTGCCCCAGAGCCATCGCTTGCTGGCCCTTAGCCGCTTCGAGCTGCATGGACTGCCTGCCCTTGGCCATCTCGAAGTCCATCTTCTGCCGCTGGGCCGCCGCATCCAGGACCATCTTCTGCTGGGCCGTGGTCAGTTCCATTTCGGCCAGGGCCTTCTCGATACCGAACTCCATGATGGACTTCTGCATTTCCATCTGGGCCTTCTGCGTCTCGATCTGAGCCTGCATCGGGTCGGCCTGCTTGGCGATGAGCGCCTTCTGAATGTCGCCCTTGACCTTCTCCTGGACGGCGACGATTTTCTTGTCGGCCATTTGAAGCCGGGTCTGAGCGTCCATCTGAGCCTTCTCGCGGGCCGCGACGACTTCGGGCGGCGGCTGCTTCCTCGCCTCGACCTCCTCCTCGGTCATCTTCCGAACGAGGTTGTAGTTGCGTCCGACGCCGGTCGAGTCCTTCAGCATCGTCAGCATCTCGTCCCAGTCGATGGTCTTCTTAACCCGGGCGAGCTCCGACATGAACGGTCCCTGAACGAGGAACTGCATGAGGAAGGGGAAGGTCGCGGCCAACTTCTGCTGCGTATTCACCCGGCTGGCGGCCGACATCTTGAAGCGTACCGGTTCTCTAAGGACCTCGCCCCGGACGAAGGTGGTGCGGCCTCCGTCTCGCGCCGGTAAGAACTGATTCGGCTCGGTGTGAACGCGCATCATCGCGTACATCTTCGTCAGCATGGGTACGATCAGGTAGTCCTCAATGTTCTTGATGATGTAGCTGATACGACCGGCCCCGCCCTGGAGCTGCGCATCGACCCCGCCCTTCGTCCGGTTCACGTTCCCCGGTCGAGGCACGCCCATGCCCATGGAGTTGACGCCGGTTCTCCTCTCAGCCAGCATAGATAGGTACTCGACTTCGGGGAAGACGTTCAGCAGTTGGCCCGCAGGCATGAGGACCTGCATGTCGTCGGCCGCTTCCATGGAGTAGAGGGCGCCGGGCCGCCATCGCTGTTGGGACGGCGTCAGCATCCCGTTCCGCTTCATCGACCGCGGCGGGTGGATTCGCAGGCTGACCTCGTCCAGGTGATTGTTCATCAGCCCTTCGATGTACCGTTGATTGCCCTCGTTCATGTCGGCGAGGCAGGAGGCGTAGAAGCGGCCCGGTACGATGTAGCACGGCGCGATAGCGAAGGGGATGAAGCCATACGGATTCTCTATGTTCAGGGCGACCCAGACGCGGTTGAGCACCCACGTTATTCTGGACTTCGTGTACCGAATGAGTACCTCGACTTTGCGCTCAGAAGGAACCGGCGAGAAGTTCTCCGTCCCCGGATGGTAAGCGACGCCCCTCATCGCCTCCGCGTACTGCTTCGTCGTATCCGCGTTCGAGATCGGCGTCGTCCGTGAGAGATAGGCAAGGACTGCACGAGACGGGATCTTCAGGCGCGAATCCCCGGCCTTCATCTCTTCTAGGTCATCGAGACTGACCGTGCGACGCCAGATGACCGACCGGGCCTCGTCCACATTGGGCGTCGGACATGTCGGGTCCACGTAAATGTCCCGAATGTCCACCCACTCTGGCTTCGGCAGGCTGGCCGAGCCGTCCCAGGCGAGGTGGACGCCACCGTTCCCATACTGCAAGATCTCGTGAATCGCCAGGTTCAGCTCGGCCATGCCGGTCAGTCCCGAGGGACCCTTCGCGTGTTCCAGGGCGTACTTCAGGACCGCCTTGATCTGCCGGCCCCGCTTCTGCTCCCCAATCTCGTCGAACTCGGCGTCCACGGAGAACCAGTCGTCGTCCCCGTTAGCTGTGACCGCCGCGTTGATGAAGGGCAGGGCCGAGAGAATCTGGTCGAAGACGAGAGGCATTCCCAAGGAGCTGCGCGGTATGCCAGTGCCCTCCCAGACCTTCGGGGGAACCCAACCCCAGTAGAGACTATCGTTATTGTTCCAGCGCCGGTCGTGGTTCAGTGTGCGGAACGTCTCATACTTGAAGAAGTTCTGGAGAACCTCCTGAAGCGCATACTGGTCGGTGACGCTCTCCTGGAGGAGACGCAGGTCCTCCGACTCTAAGTTGACGGCGGGCAGGGTGGGAGGTGCAGTCTCGACGGCGGGCATGTGGGCTCACCCCATTCTACCCGTCGTTGCGCGGGCACTCGTAGACCTAGAAGCCGGTACGGTTGACGTAGAAGGAGTCGTAAGGACCGGGGAAGACGCCGGGCGGCGCGACATCAGCGTAGATCTTGTCCAGGGGCTCCTGACCGGTCAGCCGCTCCCAAGCGTCCTGAATGTACTGCTGCCGACGTGATAGTAGAGGGATGCGCCCTTTAACGCCTTCTCTCTGGGCCGTGCGACCGAACCAGTCGCGCCCCTGGAAGATGTCCGAAAGAGCGTCGAGCATGTCGTCGTGCTCGGTGACGCCGAAGCCGGTCATCTCCCTTTTTAACCAAGTCAGCGTCTGACAGAACGTGCAGGTCCCGCCTCGTGGTCCGTCCTCAGTCGTGCGGCACGAGCACATGTCCACGAAGATAATGTCCTTGTGCCGGTACCACGGCTGCAACGTGTTGAGTATCCTCTCCTGTTTCCTCTGCGTATTGTCCCGCTTGAGCAGCTCCCAGGGTATCCAGTACTTGGGCTGGTCCGGGTGCGTGTCCTGCTCCCGCCGGAAGCCGGTCATGAGTCCCCGGTTGAAGCTGACATCCTCTATCTTGACCTTGTCGGGCGCCCAGGCTTCGTTCAGACGGAAGACCAGGTCGATGACCTGATCCGGGTTCATCTTCTCCCGAATCATCGTCACGACGTAGGGCAGGCCGTCCTCGCCCCAGCCGACGACGAAGGCGGCGGTCGCGTTGCTGCGAGGCCCGGCGGTCTCGCTGGTGTCGATACTCATCTCGTAGGAGGTGATCCTCACGTGCTGGAGGAAGTACTTCTGCGGGATGAACCGGGGGTAGTTCAGCTTCTCGTCCCAGGGAAAGGGCGAGAAGAGGTACTCCGACGGGCAGTTAAGCTGCTGGGCCGGGAAGTTCTCGCTTCTCAGCGGGTCCAGGCGCTTCGCTTCCAGGGCCTCGACCGGGAACCGCTCGGGCCACCAGGGCTGCCGGCGCAGGTCCGGTTCCTTCTCCGGGTCCTTTGGGGCCGGCTTCGTCTCGTCCAGCAGGTAAGGTAAATCGAGCTCGTCGGGGGTGAACTGCTGTGGCCTGCCGTCCGGCGTCCGCTTCTTGTAGCAGCCTCGTGCATGGATCGTCCACTGCTTCTTCTCCGGCGGTCGCTTCGCCTCCTCGACGATGATCGTCCCGTAGAGGTCCTCCTCGTGGTAGCGCGTACCCTCTACGTCGATCCAGCCGTCGAAGCGCACGAGCAGGTTCTCCATCATGGCGAAGCTGCGGATGATCGAGCGGTTCTGCTCGACCGACTTCGAGTTGTTCTCCTCGACCACATCGGAGAACTTCATCACGTCGTAGTGGTAACCCGCCGTCCCTTTATCAATGGAGGCCGTCATCACCGTAGCCTCTTTGCGGATCACGCCGCGGCCCCGCGCTTCGGACGTGAACTGCGCCCGCGTCCCCCAGTCGAGGACCTTCTTCTGCGGGCAGTGCTCAGGGAAGAGGGCGCGGAAACGCGGGTTCGCCTGGAAGTGCCGCTTGACCTCGAAGAGGAAGTCCTCGGCCTTACCGTTCGTCGCCTGAACGACGAGCATGGCGATGTCCGGGTAGTTAATGATCCATTGGATCGTGTGGGCCGCCACGTTGATCGTCGTCTTCAGATGGCCCCGGGGGTCCAGGATGAGCAGGCGCCGCTTCTCAGACGGCAGGCTGTACAGAGGTACCAGAGGCGTGTACATCCAACGGCCGTCGAAGATGTCGTTGGCCGCGAACTGAGCGCGATTGGGGCGGGGGAACTTCTGGAGCCGGTCCAGGAAGGGATGGACCTCTCGTTTAACGTCCGTGTAGCCGAGGACCTCTCTACAGAGCCACTCTAGGTCGGTCCTGGCCCGCCACCTCTGGACCTTCCAGGCGTCGATCTCTTTTTGCGTCAGGGCCATGTTGAGGACGCCAGCCTAACCCCCAATTCCGATTGTCGATGAAGTCCCAGAGGCTGGTGTCGTCGTCTTCCCACATAGATCGATCTCTCCCAGCTCCGAGCCTAGTCTCGCCGGGTCGTCCCCCGGTTCGGCGGCGGGCAAGTCCATGTAGGCCAGTAGCTTCTGGAGAGTGTCGATGCTACCCAGAGTGGCGTTCAACTCGGCAAGCTGACGCCCTTTAGTATCAGCAAGTTGCGCGAGGCCATCGACGAGTAAGGCGCGTGTTATCTGCGGCATACCCCATTTTACACGCTCGGTTTACACGCGGGCCTGAGTAAACTAGGAGAAGTTCGGCTTCCGCCACCCTTCGACGGTGACTTCCAGGCCGGTCGCCGAGGCGTAGAAGACGGCGCCCTCCTCACACTTCTCAGGCGGCCGGTAACCTTCCGGTGGGTTCGGTGACGGCGCCGTGTTGGCCGCAACCGAGAAGGCTTGGTACCTGTAGTTCGGTCCCGTCGGCGTCGTCCCGCCGTCCAGGTTGTCGGTCAGGTTGAAGGTGATCGCCCCGCCAGTCGTGTTGTTCAGTCGCGTCTTCACGAGCCAGATGTCCCGCGAAGAGACGATGCCCCCGGTGGAGGAAGCCTTGGCCGACGTACCGTTGACCGTGTAGGCCCCGTTACCCGCCACGTTCGTCCCGTCCAGGTGCGTCAACTCATAGTCGTTGACCGTCTTGTTGGCTACGAGCCGCCAGCCGTTGGCCGCCGTGTTCCCTTCAACTGCGGCGACGAGGATGAGGTCACCATTCGAGTAGCCGTGCCCCGCCGACGTGATGACGATGGGAGTCGCGTTGGTCGCCCCGGTAATCGCCTTGGTCGCGGCGAGGGTCGGTGCGTTGACCCTCACCCGCACGAACTGCTCAGGTACGTTGACGCCGTCGATGTGAGGCATAGTTAGCCAGCCTCCTACGCCGCGTAAAGCTGAATGTGATACTCGGTGCCGTTGGCGATGACCTTGATAGTCCCCGACTTCGCGTTCCCCGTCTTGTCCGCGTTGGTCGTCATCGAGTGAGTGCCCAGAGCCTCGGAGAACTTCAAAAGCCCGTCCCAAGCCTGGCTGCCCTCGTGATTCACGATCTTGGCGAAGACGATGTGCCCCGTCGGGTTCGTCGATACCTCCGAGCGAACTCGGATGAAACAGACATCGCCGCCGATGACGTGGGCCGCGGCGGTTGCCCCAGCATACATGTTCAGGCCGCGCATGTCGCTGGTCACGGTGGTAGCGCCCGAGCCCTTCAGCTCGAAGTCGATGCCGAGGCCGTTGACAGTGGCCGCCGAGATAGCTGAGGCGATACGCGGCTTGATCTGCCCGCCGAAGACCTCGCCGGTCGTAGTGACTGTCTGATTCGGCGTCACTGAGAAGGCGATGGTGTCACCCGACGCCTGCACGTAATCCTTGGAGTTCAGCTTGATCTGCTTGTTGTCGTTGACCGTCTCCAACTCCATGTGTTGGTTGATGCCCGAGTCGGTCTTCCCAGTGATGCTGTGGGGGATCGTCGCCCCCGGCTTCTTTCCAGTAGCCATTTAACTAAGTCTCCTCTTCAACCCATTTTACGCAGCCGCTATCAGGGCTCCGTCCCGCCGCAGTCCGTCACGGAAGTCTCCCCGCGCTCAATAGTGATGAACGCAATGGGCATGTTCACCGTTATCTGACTGCCCAGGAGGTCCTCCGTGATCTCGCCGTCCGGGCACGTTCCCGAACCGCCCGAAGCGATGACCTCCGGCGCCAAACCGAGGAGGAGCAGGCCGGGAAGGGCCAGGGACGTACCGAGCATCGCGCCTGAAGGTGTCGCCATGTTACCTCCTCCTCTCCGTACTAAACGACCAAAGGCATGTTGACGATGTTCGCGGCGATGACGACGGCCGGCGGGATGACGCCGGCGGCGCCCATCTCGACTAAAGGCTGACCCTCGAACCAGTAGACGAAGGCCCCGTCGCTCTCGTCGCTGCCAAAAGGCTGCCCTTCATACCAGAAGGCTAAGTTCGCTGCCATACCTACACCACGCTTCTATCGTCCACTGAAATCCAGCCGGCCGTCCCGTCACAGTCCACGAAGAGTTCCCAGACGCCGTTGTCTCCCGTCGCAGTAGGGGTCGCCCCGGTCAACTGCTCCCACGTTTGCAAGCCAGCCGTCATCGTGTCGATAACCGTGTCCGAGTTGACGCCAAGGGCTGGGTTGGCCCGCAGAACCAGCCGGGGCTGATTGCCATTGTAGTCCGCGCCGCCCGCGTCACTGACGCCGCTTTTACGGACGTAGATGCTGACCGTGCGGGTACCGCCGCTCGTCGCCGTAACGCGCCACGGCCCGCTCTCCATCTTCTTCGAGGCGCTCAGGGGCGTCACACGCTGCGACGGAGAAGCGGTGCGGAAGATGACCGAGTCTATCTGCCTCGTCCCCATACCGAGGTGCCGTCGATGAGACCCGGCGGTCTGCTGCCACTTCTCGTGCGCTAAGTAGCTCGACCCCTGCATACTGGACTGGTTCAGAATCGGCGTGGCCGACGCCAAGTTGCAGTTCTCAAACGTGATGAGTAAGACAGATTTTTCAATCGCGTTGAAGTCTTGCGTATGTGCCGTCTTGATCCCCGAGACGACGCCGAAAGTTGAGTTCCGAATCTTCAGGTTGACAAGGTTCTGCCGCGCTCCGCTGAAGTCGATGCCTGTAGCCGTTGCAAAAGACGTATCCCCCGAACTTACAATGCCGTCCCAGATACAATCTTGCAGGTAAGAAATGGTAGCAGCCGTGAAGAAGATGTTCGCCGTCGTATTTCCGAAGAGAGTCACCGTCGTCAATTGCTGCCGGACCCAGTTCATGCTGCCTTGGAACTGAATGCCATAAGAAGCATTGCGCCAAATAGTCAGGGTTGACAGCGTAGCTCCAGTGATAACGGAGCTGGCCGGAGGGTTGAACGACAGTCCTATACCGGAGTTCGAGTGAATCACGTTGTTGCTGAACGCGGTCTGTAAATCAGCGGCCAGATAGATGATGCACGCATCGTTGCACGACGAGAGCCTGTTTCCAGTGAAAGTCCCGATGGCTCCATTTGAAATAGCAATGGCGCCGTTGAAACCGCTGCCGTTGTCGGTTCCCATCGCGGTGTTATTCGTGAAGGACCACCCGGTCGAGGTCGTGCCCCAGAAGGCGATGAAGTGCGTCGCCTTGTAGAACACACAGTTGTCCACCGCCCACGTGCCCGTCTTCGCCCCCGCATCTACCAGGAAGCCCGAGTTATTGACGCGGAAGTCATGGATCGAGCAGTACGACAGGCTAAAGGTTCCCGAAGTCGTCTCAGTATTGATACCTCGCTTGTCGGTCGTGCTCGACCCCATGAAGGTGATCTCGACGTAGGCTGCGGTGAAGGACGCGGTCGCCTTGATTCGTATGTACCCCTGGAGCGTCGCCGACTCTCCGGTAATGACCACGTTCCGTGTCAGGTTGACGACTTCGGCCTGTGTCGGCGAGGTCCCCGAGTGCGCGTTCGTCAGGCCCGCCGCTAGCGTCACCTGAACGCCTGAGTCCACCGTTTGAATAGCCTTGGTCTCGTACTGACTGTAAGTCCGCGTCGTCGAAGCGAAACCGAGTACATCGCCCGCCGCCCAGTCGGTAGTAGCCGCCACGTCGATCACCGTAGAGGCCGCCGCCTCATCCGCGGTCAGCAGCGTGGAGACGACCGTTTTCGTCGCCCCACGCGCCTCGAAGGTCCCGCCGTTCTCGATGACGAGTCCCGAGTCCACGTTCGTCGTGCAGTCGAAGCTGAGAGTCGCCGAGGACGTGGCGGGCATCGGAGTGCCGGACGTGCCCTGTTGCCACGTGCCGCCCCCGAAGATGTTCACCAGACCCGCTACCTTGAGCACGTAAGCTGTAGACGCCGTCGTGCCCCAGAGGAGAGTGCCGCGAACGCCGACGCCGACGGAGGAAGTCGCCGCAACGGTGCCGAAGGTAGTCGTCGCAGTGTTGTCCATCGTTACGGTGAAGCTATTACCCGTGCCCGCCCCAGTCAACTCGCCGTTGATGTAGAGGAGATCGGCCGCGCCCGGGGCCGCCGTCGTCGTCGTTCGAGGGATGCGGAACCAGTTGCCCGCCGTTCCGTCCCGGTAGAAGGCGGCGTTGTTCGCCGAGGACGCTTTGATACCGATCTTATAGTCGGCCCCGCCGTCTCCGGTCAGCGTGGACGGGAAAAGAAAGAAGTGGGTCGAGTCGTCTGCTGACAGGTCCGAGGCGTTGACGGTGACCTCCTTCGTGGCCGTGACGCCGTTGTCGTCGGAGATGGCGATGGTGATCGTGCCGGTCGTATTCAACCGGCGCCCGTAGAGAACGACGCCGTCGATCACGTCGAGGTTCGTGACGGTGAAGGCGGACGAGTACACGTAGGAGCCGGTCGTATTCGTGCTGGCCGACCGCGTCGTCTGGATAGCGGCGGCCCCAGCTTCTCCTACGCCCCAGGTGCCGGCGGCGGTGAAGTTCCCCGTCGCTTTGCTGACCAGCGTAGCCATCTATAACGTCCTCGTGCCGCTGAACTGCAAGGAGATGATGTCGGCCGATTCGGTCGCCAGCGTGTCTGAGCCAGAGGAGCCGACGCGCCCGAACTTCCAGACGAGCTCCTGCCCGGCGGTCAGCCCCGTCAGGTTGCTAATCGTAATCGTGGACTTCGTAACGGGCCGCGTCGCCCCGGCTAGGACGGCGGCGACCACCGTTTGCTGCGCGTTGAAAGCCGGGTCGTACGTCGCCGAGTCCCCCGCCCCTGCGACCTGCACGCCCCACACTACGTTCTTCGTATTATCATTCGTCGCATTTCTCCATCTTATGTCCAGCGTCAGGTTGCCGCCGTTCCACCCGGCGGGCAGGACGAAGTGGTCCTGCACGTAATTGTCCGCGCTCTGCACGAACTGCGCCACGGTCAGGTCGGTGTTGACCAGACCAGCGATACGCGATGCCGTCGGGGACGTAGCCCCGGAGGGTATCGAGAAGGCCAGAGAGGAGGTCGCGTCCTGTGTGACGCCGGCCCGGTAGTAGAAGCTGAAGGCGGTCGTCGTCGCCGGTGCCGATCCTGACGAGGCCGCGGTCAACCGTCCTTTCGCGTCTACGGTCAAGGAGGAGTACGTGTAGCTACCTGGTGTGACCGCCGTGTCGTTAAGTGAGATAGCAGGCGTTGCGCCGCCGGTCGAGGCGATAGGCGCAGTTCCGGTCACCGAGGTCACGGCAGCGGCCCCCGAGGAAGCGGCGGTCAAGCGGCCCTTGGCGTCTACCGTAATCGACGCCAGCGTGTAGCTGCCGGGGGTGACCGCGGTGTCGGCCAAGGAGATCGCAGGAGTCGAGCCGCCCGAGGAGACGATAGGAGCGGTGCCTGTGACGCCCTGAACGAGCAAGTCCAGGGAACCGGCGGTGAGAACGTGCCAGACATCGGCTCCCGAGGAGTGAGCGGCCCCGGTCGTTCCTTCTATCCCGCGTGTCAGAGACGAGAAGGTTGTACCGGCGACGGCCCCGACGAGGATGTACTCAGTGCCGATGATGATGCGGAAGTTACCCGTCGTGGGAAAGAGGGCGGCGGACGCGACGACGAGGCTGGTCGCCCCGGCCGAGACATCCGAGGCCAGCGTCGTGTGACTTTGATTAGCCCACTTCTCAGCCATTTATCTACCTAGCCTCACGGATCGGTCACATTCGGCAGAACGATCAGGTAGCCGCGCCGGATCGTCTTATTCTTCCCTGCCGCAGTCGTCGCCCGCACCGCGTAGTAGAGACGAGTCCGGTGGTTCGGCAGAGATGCAGTGGACGCCGCCGGTATCTCCACGGTCCCTTCGCCCGCCGTCGCCGAGGTAATAGTGACCCCGCCCAGTGCAGAGTTGTCGAGACGGATGACGGCGGAAGCGTCGGCGTCGAAGGTCTCGTATTTGGCGGTGAATCGAACTGTGGCGCCGGTCAAGTCGAACGCGGCTCCGTTCAATGACGCGACGAAGTCGAAAACGAAGTCGTCTTTCCGAACCATTACGAGATTCACGCCAAAATGCTCCCTTTGATAGATGTTGCCCGTCGGATACGGCCAGATCGGCGGGAAAGGCGGGTCCTCTCCATCCGGTTCATCGGTCGTCTCCGGTTCTATTGTCTCATTGAAGAGACAGTCACTCCACGTGCTCAGAGTCAGCGCCGGCTGGTAGCCCCCGACGATCCACGACTTACCCTGCATCGTGACGCCGCCGAAACCGGCCATGGTAAAAGTAGACGCGGTAAGGATGTCTACCCAGTCGCCGATCCCGCTCGTTCTAAGCGGGTTGAAGGTTGCCGACGGCATCTCGTCACCCTACGGGACAACGAGGAGCAGGGAACCTTCTGCGCCGTTAGCTCCCGTGTTGTTATCCGTGTAATTCCACCAGTTCTTGGAGTCGAAGGACCCGGTCAGGTCCCTTGTCAACGCCTTCCTCACCGTAACAGCATCCCAGAGCTGGCCGATCATCCAGAACTGAGCGGCGACGGCGGTGGACCAACCGATGAGAGGCTCCGAGACGACCGCCGTCTGGTTGAACCACAGGAGCTCGTCGGCCATGTCGTTGCTGACCGCCTGGACTGGGACGGCGAGCCGTATGTTCCCGGTCCCGGTCGTCCCCGCCGTATTTTCCACCGTCGAGGAGTTCAGGATGTAGTGGTTCTCTGCGTCTCGGGCATGAAGTTGGTTGCGGAAGGATCGGACGCCCGTTGTGGAGCCGACCATCCAAACTGCGTTGTAAATCTCGTAGCCGTCACGAGCAACGCGGCCTCCAGACGTGTACGCCCCGTTCCCTACGGAACCGTCGATGGTGAAGGTCGTCGCACCCGTGACCGTAATCGCGTTCGACGTAACATTCGCAGCCGTATTTCCGCCGACACCCCGGATCGTGACGATGTACCCGGTCGAGTACCCGTGGGCGGCGGAAGTCGTAATCTCAATCGGCGTGGCGTTCGTCGCGCCCGTAACCGTCTTCGGCTTCTGGAAATCGGGCAGCCACGGGACGCCGCCGTGCCCGGCCCCGAACTGTGTAGTACCGACCGCGTTATCCTGCGTGAAGAAGAACTGGTACTTATCAGCGATGATACGCATGTCGATGCCGCTTCCCAGAAGCCGCATCCCGTAAGTACCGGAGCTGTTGTTCGTCGCCGTCGCCGCATCGGGCGGCGTGTGCGTTGAGACCGCGCCCTCCTCGTTGTAGAGGATGATCCGAAGCCCATCGTAGTTCGGCGCTCCCGTAGCAGTCTCATGAAAGACGTACATCTGCGTGCGCATCAACTCCGGCGTCAAGGCGCTCAGGAACTTGTAACCGCCGAAGAGAAGGTCTACGTTGGTGAAGCTCAGGGTGGCAAAGGAAGCCTGAGTACAAGCAAGTCCATTGGCGGCCGGCCCGCCCGTCTTCGCTCGCACGTCCAGGGTCGTCGCCGTTAGTCCGTACGACTCAATCGTAGGGTGCAGCGTCGTCGCCGTGGAATAGGCCGTTCCCGAACCGGCACCGAGAGTAATCGCAGCGTGCAGGTTCGACAGGGAATCGGCAAGGGAGACGCCCCGGGTAACCTCCCCGTCATTCGCATTGTTAATCGTCGTCTTGAACGTGTAGGTCTTAGCGTCGAGCGTGACCGTTGAGGTGTCCGGGGGATCGCCCGTGCCAGTCAGGCGGTTCAGTGCCTTGACCGCCTCCGTCTGCGTCCAACCGGCGGCGAGCAGAGTCGTGCGCCAGTTCTCTACGGCGGCTGTCCTGGACGCTACTGCGACGTAGAGATCGTTCCGATTCGTACCTCCGGCGTATTGTATGGCCACTACCTAGCTCCTTTCCGCGCCAGCCGCGGGACCGAAGCTAAGCGGGAGCCCCGGACGCAGCAAGCCGGTTGTACATGGCCGCAGAAGCGGCCGCGATGGCGGTCTTCAGGTTGGTCGTGGTCGTGTCGCCCGAGCCGCTGTGCGAGTTCTCGATCCAGGGCATGCTCACCGAGGTCGCTCCCGAGCCCATCGTCAAGTCATTCGCCGTCGAGACACGGACCACCGGCGTCCAGACGCCCGCATTGTAAGTCAAAGCCAAATTGAAGCCTACTGCCACGATGATACCCTCCTGCGGGCGTCCGAAATCGCCCTGCACCCCTATGCTACTATCGGGGTGACGGGCGGTCGTCCCCTGGCGGTGATGCCTCCTCGTCCAAGGAGGTTAAGTGTCGCTGTCAAAAGGTTTACGGGCGCCCCGACAGATCCCGCCGGCCCGCGGGGAGAAGGTCAAGTCCTCGAAGCTCCTCGAAGAGGACATCCGCGGCATACGGATGATGCACGCCGACGGGTACAGCCTCGGGTACGTCGCCAAGTGCTACGCGGCCTACAAGGGTTTCAAGATCTCGAAGCAGCAGATTCACCGGATCGTCAAGGGCCAGCATTGGGACCACGTCAAGGACAGGTTTCGCTTCGTGGACGTTCCCGGGCCGGCCGCTTCGTCCGAGGTGCGCTTCGATGCGAGCGGTCCTCCCAACGTGTCGCTGACCGGGAACGCCAGCGTAACCCCGGAAAATAAATCTGTGGAAAACGCCGTTTCGACGTAACCTTTTGCCTCCGGGAAGCGTCCTAAGGAGCGTAGGACGACGAAGCGACGACGCCGAACTCTGTCTACGACAGACCTCCCCGGCCCCTCCCGCTTTAGGCTCCGGGGCCTCGGTCGCTCGCCGAGACCAGGGGGGCAAGCCCCCCGACCTCTGAACTGACCCGTCGACACCCCCGTCGACGCCCCCGCAGATTTACCTTGACTTCCTCCCCGTAACCTGCTAAGCTACCTTCATGGCACTTCGAGATTCTGTAGGGACCGAGCCGCTGCCTGAGTGGCTAGCTTCCATTGAAAGCTACTTGGCGACGTTCGCGGAGGATGAGCCAGACATGACCCGTCTCCTCGAACTGGCGAAGGCGCAGCGGGAGGCGCTGGCCGTCCTGTTAATGTATGCTGATGGCGCAGAACCGCTAGCCTATGACCGCGCCCGGCGGCTGTGGGAGGGGAAGTCATGACGCACCTGCGGGCCGAGGCGGAGAAGGTGGCGCGGCGTGTCTTGCACGTCCTGCATCTTATTCCTGACCACATGAGTTATGAGCAGGATTTAGCGGAGACAGCGGAAGTCATACTGGACTTCGCCCAGAAGCACGCCGCCCAAGCCGTGAAGCGGGCGCGGCTGGAGGGGCGCAAAGAACAGGAACTAGTGCTGGATGATGTCCGTCGTGAACTGATTGCGATCCATAGTCGTATTGATTTAGGGCAGCGTGAATCCGCCATGAGCCTTGTAGGACTGGCGGTAACGACTATTGACGTGGCAGCGGAGAAGCTCCGCGCCGAACTGGGCGCCCTGGAGCGCAACGACCCATGAAGACGCCTCCCCTAGCGCGTAAAGGTCCCCTGGAGACTAAGCAGGCGTGGATGCGCGGCGAGGTCGACGAGGTCCGGCGCCCTGTAGGACGGCCCAGGAGACCGGCTGAGCCCGCCCCCTGGTCCGAGCAGGTCGAGCGGTATACTTCTCTAATCTTCTTCGGTGTCGAGGAACGATTACTTCCCTAGAAGGTCTGCTCGTATCTTCATCAACAGTTTTCCCAAACGGTTCTCCCCGAGCCACGTCCAGCCGTTGTTCGTCCACATTTTAACGGAGCCCCAGTACTTGTCGCCCCAGGAGTTCCCCTCGATCAACTCAGCCTCACCCGTCGCCTTCAACTTCTCAGCGAGTTCTCCACCCGGCGCGAACTTTTGTCGCAGTAAGCCCTCCATAACTTCCAGGCGCACGTCCATCCAATCTGGCCGCTGTTCAACGCGCCGACCCCGCCGCTTTGCTTCTCCCGGCGTCTTCGCGCCTTCTATGAACATCCGGCCCACATCATCCGCCGCCTTCGCCGCTTGGTAGGCGTGCTCCACAGTCGGGAAGACGTACCCGACATACTGAACCTCGGCCAGCCAGAAGTTGCTCAACCATCTGTACTCGCCATGGAAACTCGTTATCTGGTTACTCATAGTCGATACGTCTCTCTCATCTTCTTCGGCGTTGACCGGCCGCGCCAACTGGGGGCTAAGACTACTCGTCGTCGTTCCCGCCAAGCGGCGTTCCCCACAGCGTCTTCACACCCTTCTTCGCCAAGTTGCGTTGCAGGTCCACCCACTCGTCCCAGTCTTCCTGTTCGCCCAGCCGCTTCAGGACCTCGTCGACATCGTCGCAAACGTCCCCCATGTGATCGCACAGAGTCAGGCTCGCTATGAAGCTCAGTAGGAGATCCCGGCTCTCCTGCGCAGCCTCGTCAAGCGCGGCCTCGATCTCCCGGGCCGCGTCCTCCACGTCGCCCCGGCACTTCAGCCGAGGGTCCTGCCCCTCTACGTCGCAGTATCGACAGTGCCAGGCTTCTGCCAGCTCTCGCGCCTTCTCCTTGTGGCTCATGTCTCCTCCTCCGTTTCCGTCCAGGCCCGGATCACTTCCGCCGCGATTTGCGGGACGATGGCGTTTCCGAGGGCGCGTAGTTTAGCCACTCGACCGGGAACCCCATGAGCCAGGAGACGAACTCCGGGTTTAACGCGCCGGTACTTCCCTTGCGGGTCTGGTCCGATGAGCGCATAGTCGTCCCAAGTTTCACGTAAGCTACGTTCTCCAACAAGTTCCCTCTCTTCCGATCCCAGTGATCCCCCATTCCGGTAGTTGGATTGGCACTCAGTTTCTCCCCGTTGCTGGTCGGCGTCGCCCACCCGCTCAAGTCGTGTGCTACTCCAGCCAGCGTCAAGCCGTGTGTCTCCCCGTGGCTCGGCGCCGACTTGGTGTTGCGATTCTCGTTTGGACTGCTTCGAGGTGTAGGCCACCCAGTAGAGCCGGTTCCGTCTGTGGGGCGCTCCGACGGCGCAAGCCGGCAGATCGAACGCCCGGACGGCGTAACCTTCCCTCTCCAGGTCAGCCGCCACTCCATCGAGCCAAGCGTACCCAGCCGCGCCGCTAACCTGCTCACCGCACAGTCTGACAGGTCGGGCGGCTTGGACGAGTCGATGAAAGTCGGGCCATAGATGCCGTTCATCCAGGGTTCCTTTTCTACGACCCGCGACCGAGAATGGCTGGCACGGGCACGAGCCCGTCCAGATGGGCCGGTCGTCCGGCCAGCCCGCGAGTCTGAGTGCTGCGGACCAGCCGCCGAGTCCGGCGAAGAGGTGGACCTGTCGATAACCTCTGACATCATCGGGCGAAACCTCCTTGATCGACCGCTCATCCACGTCCCCGGGCGCGATCAGACCCGCTTTTATCAAGTTTCTGAGCCACTGGACGCAGTACTGGTCGATCTCGTTGTAGTAAGCGGCCATTTCCAGATAGTTTAGCAGGTTTCGCGGCAAAAGTCAACGGAAAAGTGCGTTTTTCGGCGTGAAAGTCGCTCAGTAGGGGCTTTTCGACGCCCGGAAGGTCAGAAATCGCCTTTGTAGAGCAGTTTCGGCTCGATTTTGCCCTTCCGCAGCCTGCGAAGGTCCGAAATTAGCCTCCGAAGGGCCACCTCGGGGTCCAACCACTCGTCACCGGGGTAAAACTCCAGGTAGGCGGCCCACAGAAGGTTCACCAGGCGCTCGTAGGCGGCCACGATCTGCCGGCCCCGGTCGTAATCGTCGGGCTTCTTCGTCTTGGTAACGCTGGTGGCCCACTTCAAGCCGTTTAGAGGCATTCTTTTGTGTCCCCGACGGTCAGTCCGTGTACTCTTCGACGATCAGGAAGCGCCATTTCCCGGGGCCGAGCTTCTCGCGCTCCCTTAGTCGCGGCTCGTACCACTTCGGCCCCTCCTCGGGCGTCTTGAAACCGTGCCCCAGGGTGCGAGCAGCATCCATGACCAGCCGCTCGGCAAGGTCATTCGGCTCCCATTCTGCCGTCGGCGGGTTACGGTACGGTATCCACTCAATAGTCAGGACGAACTCTCGGATCGTGTCCGCGTACGGCCGCGGCTGTCCACTCCGCAGCGTTTCGACGGTGTAACGCCTATCTCCTGGTTTCGCCATAGTTAGAAGCCAAACTTCTCTCGGGTCTCGCCCGGCCACAGGTCGCCAGCCACCGGCTCCTCGTAGTAGCCCGGGCAGTCGAAGTCGCACAGAGAGTTGGCCATTTCTAGGGGGATGGACCGGCCCCGGGGCGCCTTTCGACGGCCGCAAGTCGTACATGTAACGGACTTTCCTACTTCTTCGGGGTCCATACAGACAGGGTAGCACGGTTCGGCGTCACCTGTCAAGAGTTACTTTCTGAAAATTTCCCGACGGGTCGTGTCACAGGGCGGCTGCGCCGCCCGCTCGCCATCCCACTGCTCGCCTGACCCCCTGGGGTCGCCTCCACCCGCCCCCTCGACCTGGTACCTTCTTTGAAATTGGCCATTCACGTGCTCCCCTGCACGTGGCGTACCATACTGAAACCAAGTACTTTACGCTTCAAAGTACTTTGCGCCGCAGCACGTCTAGACTCTCTAAGGGAGTACAGTAGGCAGGTAGTGAGCTATCAATAGGCGCGTGCTGATAGGCGGCCCTATGGGCCGTCTAAAGGAGTCTGATACATAGACGCGGGGCCGGCCGGCGTATCTCCGTCCCTCCGTCCTGTCCTTAGAGGGGAGGGAGGGCATATAAAGGAGGGAGGGAGGCCGTTTGGCTCACCGTTTGGCACGCAACGTGCAAGGGGGCCGGCTCACTTTACCTCGCAAAGCACTATGTTTACCAGAGTCGAAAAAAGACTTGCATCCTTCCCCGTCCTCCTGTATCATCGTCATAGGGTTAGGTTAGGTCCCAACCCGAAAAGGATACGGTGATGATAAATCAAGTATCAGACAACGGAAGATCTGCAACGGTCCAGAGCAAACCCGCTGGATCAATCAAGACAATCTGGGCACTGCGTACCTATGACGTTTGGGGCAATGCCCGTGATGGATACGATGTAAACGACACCTATAGCGCCGGAAAGGTAGAACTGTTCATTCCGCAAACCCGCTGGAACGTCGGTACACCTCAGGAGTTCGTTAGCGCTAGTCCTACAGACAGACAGATCAAAAAGGCATTTGGCGTCAATTGCCGGATCGACACGGACGGTGATGATCTAAGCATCTATGTCAATCGTGAAAGGGACGGTTATCCCATAGGGGAAATGCATTGCGTTTCCCATGCCAGTCTCTCTCCGGTGCGTAAGGCGGAGGTCGCATATGACCCAGTATACCGAGATTAGAGCCACTGAGAGCGGCAAGCTCTTTGTCTACCAGACCGGTGATCGACTCGGATTCTTCGCCGATGGACCGATTGAACTGTGGTTACCCGGTCAGATCACTAGCGACCCTGATGGTATCAAGGTCCGTGTAGTCGCTGTTTCTCAGGAGGTCCGATCATGACTATTTACGTCGCACAATGTGCGAATGGTTTTCTCAAGGTAACGGACGAACGGGACTGTATCCCTCCGGACGCCCACACCATCGAATCCTTCCGTAACGTGTCCCTCGTTTCCATAGACGCGGGAGATCATGGGCTAGTTGAAATCGAACTAGTTCAAAAGGGAGCTAACCGGTCATGAGCTATCCTGGAATCGACTATGGCCTAGGCCAGTCGAACATCGACAAGTCAACGGGGATACACTACGGCGTTATCTCCCAGCATAGCGTCAACCCCGACGCTCTGGACGACCTTGAACCCGACTATGGCCCTCCGACGTGTCCCAAGTGTGGCGGCGAAGTAAAGGCGTCGGACGAAGTACCCTCCGAGGTGTCCGATGCTGAATGGTTCAACGTTAACGCGGACTATGCCTGCTCCAAGTGTGAGGAGTGCTTTTGGTCTGAGGATTGCTTCCCTGAGGAGTCGCAAGGATTCAGCTACTCCACGGACGGATACGAGCTCGCCGATTGTCTTGACTCTGACATCTTCGTCCTCCGCTCTCCGTACTACACCTTTGCTCAATTCTGCTCTCCGTGTGTCCCGGGCGCCGGCAATCTCGACACGTTCGTTTCCGAGGAGGACGGCGGGGTGAAGTGTTACGCTCTCGGTCATGAATGGTTTGACGCAGAGAACCCCTGTCCTTACCCTGTCTACTCCGTCAAGACGGGCGCCTTAGTACTGCCTGAGGAGGTCTAACGTGTCTAAACCTAACATTCGCAAAGCACAATCTGTTTTTGACGCCTTAGAAAAGCTCAATTGGTCTTACGGGCGCGGCGATCTAATCCGCATCATCCCTCCGGTAGACGGTCGTATCTCTCAACCCCACACCAGTAAAGCCCAGCGTTTACCACGCGGTTGCAAGATGGAGTATTTCACTTACCGTTTTGACGGCCGCAGTGTTTACGCTCTCGGACACCAGCGGAAGATAGCTCCGCTGCCTGAGGAGGTCTAACCCAATGAGTCAACCTGTTTGGCAACACGTCGGAAGTATCGGCGACAAAGACCCTATAGCCTACGGTGGCGGGTTCATCTATGAGGACACAACAGGCGTCTATCCGTCAGAGGTCGCATGGTTCGAGCCCGCCCCTGATGAGGAATGGCACAAGACGGAGGGCAAGACGCCCTTGCAAGTATACCGTTTCATCCTGGAACGCGATCCTGAATCCGAGTGGTGGTGGAAGCGGTTAACCGAGGTCGCAAACACGTGTGACCTGTCTACGCAAGACGCGCAAGACATGGCGTGTAGTACCGACGTGAGACAACGGGCCGCGCTATACGCTTGCCTCATTTACTACTTTGGGGCCTTTGAGTTTGATAGCGACCCTCTCACTATGACGGAGGACGAAGCATATCAGCGTTACGCTACGGAAATCGCGAAGAACCTAGGGCGGGAGGTCCGTTAACATGACACGTTATCCGTATTGCATTCAGTGTACCGACCAAAGGAGCGGTAAGGTCGGCTGTTTTGCTTACGATCCAGCGGAAGGAAAAACAGCCGGAAATTTCCACGCGATTACACCCGTGTTCGATAACTTGGGTAAATTCTATACATGGGCGAAAAAGAACAGTTTTCCGTACCATCATGGAAGGTCAACCGAAAT